AATTCTTAAATATTGGTTTATAGGAGTGCGCTCAGAGAATCTGTTGCGTAACTATAAAGTCTTGATTGATACTGTATTTGAGTCCTGACGGATCCAGGTAATCACCTGGATGCTCAGGATGATTGAAACAGTATTATACAATCTATTCCCCTTGCGCACCATTCGGCTCGCAATAACCTAGTCTGGCTCAACCTGACACGTTGCATTGCTTTAAGCTTTCGATTAAGGGCATGTCATTGTTATGAAGCCAACATCCAGGAAGCGAATGCTTCCCCATCCTTGGCTTCAGAATCAATGAAACGCTCGATGAACTCTCAGAACTTGCCAGACATCGCTGCAATGCGCATGACTTATCTCATGTATTATGTTGCATGGATATATGTTCGTGATTCGACCCCGTGTTTGGATACGGCCGTCGGTACAGATATGTATCGACGGCGGTATTCCACTCACGGGGTATTAAACCTCATACTCTTGATAAGTCGTGATGCAATTCACTTTGGTTGTTTGTAGGTACACTCATAGGTCTGTTGCCTTCCTCTATCTTGACGATTGAGGGATCTTGCAATACGCGAGATTGCTGGTATCACCAGCCTTATCGCGTTGATACAGAGATCGCGACATAAAGAATTCCTCCTCGTGTACCTCGTTGGCAATAACGTTGTCTTCATCTGAGAGCGTGGCACGTAGCTATAACAGCTTGATTCGAGGGCTGTTGTAAGCCGCCGGAGTACCGGATAGTGTTCCGGGAGGCCGGCGGCATGGAAACAGCACTCATAAATTCACTCTCCTCTGAAGACTACCCTCGTGCTCGGGTAATTCCCAGACCGATGTCTCGGCACAATACTTTATGTTTCTGATTTGACACAGGATTCGCCAGAATTCAGGATCCGGGTGTTACCAGGATCCGGACTTCTGGTTAAGATACCTGTTGCATAAACTTCAGCCATCCATCAGGGAGTGGTGGTGTGCGCCACCGGTGGAAGTCATACGGACTGGCACATTTCTGTACTTCGTTGATGAGCTACGCCTTGTGCGTCTTCTGTATGTGCCTTTTGTACCTCAAGCATAGCTTGGGTCGAAGGAAGAAGATGTCTTTGAGGCGTTGCCTAAATCCGTCCGTCCTTCTCCCACGTCCGTGTGCTCGGTTACAGAGTCTGCCGGTCAGAAGATACTGCGCATAGCTATATCAGCTCGATAATATCCTGGTGGAGAGGATCGCAGGACCATCTCTGATTCGGAGATAGGCCCGCGATCTTCGAGACCGGATGTTTAAAACATTCTTCTTCATCCCGGCAGTTCCTTGCGCTAGGTGTTCATCTACAGAGTATTCACCAATGTGTTGTACGCTGCCCTGCTCGTTCGCAAGGCATTCTGAGCACAACCGATTGATAGATACCCCTTGATTTCGCTCTCTGTCTTACCCCTATTGGCTTTCACGTTCCTGCCACGACCTCGGTCTATGCAACCTACAGCCTGAGTCTTCACGTATCCGAGACCACCGACCTTTCTCTTGCCTGTCTTGACCGCACGGATGCAGTCCATGACGAAGGCGTTGAGCTTGTCGATGTCCTCTTTCACGTTAATGACCGGTAGAACCTGGGTAGCCCAGGAATAATCGCAGTATCCCTTGTAGAGATATCTGTTTACTGCATTGATGGCTTTCGTCATCGTAGTATCACGCTTCTTTATCGTCCTCTTCTCAATTTCCTTCTGGAAGGTCTTGATACGTGTGGACGACAGAGAGATATTGTGACCCTTGATGGAATATCCGAGGAACTTGAACCAGTGATTAGCATCAAGATACTCAACCTTCTTCGGATTGAGCGTCATCTGCATCATCTCCAGCTCGCTCTTCATGATATCCATGGCTTTCTCATAGTCTTCACCGACAAACAGCGTATCGTCGGAATAGCGGACGTAATATCCGTTAAGCCTAGATAGCTTGTCGTCAAGATGATAGAGAATGACATCAGCCAGCCACGCAGCAACAGAGCATCCCTGCTTGAGGGACTGATACTTCTCGCAGAGGTTGTTGTCCTCATCAAAATAGATATCCGTGTGATAGTAGTCACGAATGACATCTATCAGCGCAGACTTTCCGTACTTCTCCTCTACCTTGTCGAATGCCCAATCAATGAATCGAATAGGCACGGAATCGAAGTACTTGGAGAAGTCACCTTTCCATCCGATGATTTTCCCATCTGCCGAGTATATTATCCGAGACACTTCCTGCACCACACGACCGCAGCCGATACCTTTCTGGTATGACGTGCAGCGTGGATGCACCATCTCTGGCATCAGCTCGAACAGGAGGTCGTTGGCTATGCTCAGGAGGATTCTGTCCACAGCCTCATTCACATAGACCGTACGGAAATCTCCGTTGTCTTTCGGAATCTTGGCTGTATGTGGCGGCATTATCTTGTAATTTCCGCTCTTGATCCTCTGATACATAGCCAGACGAGCCTCTGGCGTTGTAAGCTGATACATTACTGCTTTGTTCATGTCCTTGAACAAGCCTTTTTCGATAGCGTACTGCCATCTGGCTTTTTCGAAGAACATACTTAGGATTCTGTCTTCATTCATAATTCTTCTTGTTTTGGTTATTGTGCGCAGTCCTTAGCTGCGCTTTTTAGCTTTTCGTTTCATATACTCCTGCCACCATTCCTGGATTTTCATTTCTCCTGCGTGCAGTCTTTTCCAATAGTCTTCTGAACAAGCTATCGATGTAAGCTTGTCTGCTAACTCTGCCTGATTCTCCATGATTCCTACGAGTTTAGTTTTCTGATAACTGAATTTACCTCATCAATATATGAGTTACTTCTTTCTATCTGCTCTTTGTCGCCTTTCTTGATGGCGGTTTTAAGAGTGACCTTCTCGTTGGCTATCAATGCCGCCAGTCCATGCTTAATCATGCAGATGTCCATTATTCCTAAATTCTTCATATCTATAATGCTTTGGTTATTGGTAGGTACGCCTATTTATGGCGCATCCTTTTGACTAGTCGTCGATTTTAGTCAACTGTGAAGCGTAAATAGAGAACTCCTTAAGATCACCCTTCTTTCGACATGAATCTAGGAATGCTCTAGCTTCCGCATAAGAGGCAAACATCTTGCATTCGTGCTCGCCCTGTCCATACTTCAGATAGTTCACGCTGTTGCTGTCCTTGTGAACATTCTGTCTTCTGTTTTCTGAATAAATCAAATAATACTTTGTCATAATCCTAAAAAATTGGTTATTGGTAGGTAGCCAAATGGCTACCAATTTTAGGCTTCGTTCCATGCTTTCCACGCTTCATCAGTATTCTTGGTGATTGCCTCGTTCCAAAGTTTCTCCAATTTATAGAAAATCTTCTGGAAAGCCTTCGATGTTGTTTTTGGGTCAATGCGCTTGCCGAGATAAGGTCGATTACGTGTAATCGTAATTTCGTCCTCGCACCAGCAACACCTGATCATCCCATACTCCGTAGGAGAACAACCTAGGTAAATTCCTTTTGCGTCATAACGCTCTTTACGTAACCACTTCGGGTAAGGAACGTAAATGGTCCATGCGTCCACACAGAAACGGAACTTCTTTCTTGTGTCGTGATAAAGTCTCAATTTCATAATTCTTTGTAATTTGGTTGATAGAACCCACGGATGAGCGTGGGCAATTAAGCTCTGTTGTAAAACTCCTGATACTCAGGTTTCATGCTTGAATCTATGCGGGACTGGCATAGTGATTTCGTTTCACTCCTGCCATGTGTGGTAAACGTAGACCAGCATCCACGCTTAGCGTCCCACACACACCACCATACTCTCCCATCAAGAGCGCGACGCTTCTTGGGGATAAATCTTTTTCTTGTCTCATTCATAATCTCTGTATTTTGGTTTGTAGAAGAGGAGCATGCAAGCTCCCCTTGGTTAGGCTGCATCTTTCGGCTGCAAGCCGTGTTCCTTGATAACCTCTTCGATGAGGTCATCAGCATCTTCGAAGTACTCTCCGCAACAGGATTCAATCTGCTCCCACTCATAGGAATCAGAAGATTTACCGTCTTCGTACAATTTTGTATACGGGCGTTTCTTTTCTAGGACGTAACTTTTTACGTCACCCCACATCCATATACCAATATCCTTGACTTCGCTCTCAAACAGCTCGATGGCACGATTCTTCCAGTTCTTGGTATTTGTATCAACCATCTTTTTGAAGCGCTCCTTGTCGCAATAGGCAATTCCTTCTACGTAGTCTCCCTGGCAGTATCCCGTAGAAGACCACTCGTATATCACGATTTCGTAAGCTATGTCATCAAGCAGCCATATCAATTCCTCGTTGTTCATAGGCTCGATCATCTCTGCTCTCATGTCATAATTCTTGATTTCGTCAGGAGTAAACTCTACCGAAGTCTTGTATGCCTCTCTGCTGTCGTAATAATCAAGTTCCCAAACATGAGAGCTTCTATCATACGATAATTTGGCAGAGCGATGCTTGTTGCTCTTCAGGTATTTTACAAGACGATTCTGCGGAACGTACATGTATACAAGCTCACGAAGAGCATCCTGCAAACTGTGGTCGTTTGTGTCGTATTTTCTGTCGTATGTTTCATCCCAGTTGCAGCCGTTACTTAATCTTCCACTACCGCAACTGGTATACTCCCAAAGATACACACCTGCCAAATCCCATGAAGAGCAAGGCGATTCAGCATCCTCATCCTGGTAAATGGTGATTCTGTAATCACCGATTTCCTTCTTTGCAAATTCGTAACTCATATCTAATATCATTTAAATGGTTTAACATTGAATACCCCCATGCTAGGGGATATTGTTAGGCTTCCTCGTAAGCTTCCTCCATCATGGAGTGAATCTCTTCAAGCTCGTTGGAGAAATTGTACTTGATGTTGTACGTACCGAAGGCTTTGAAATACCATTCTTCGAGGTACGCTCTGTCCTTGCTAGCCTGTTCGCTGTCCTCTGCGGAATCGAGTCTGGCTACCATCTGAGGGTAAAAGTCGTAGTAATCATCACCATCGTAGTCTGATGCCCACCACACACCTGTTCTGTGCTTAGGGTAGTCCTCGTACAGATTGGCAAAATTGCCATCCATGTGCTGGTCATTAAGATGGAGATATTTCTTCATTTCCTTGTTTGCCTTATGAGTAAACTCCCACGCAAGAGACTGGATATTCTTTTCGAATATATCGGCAATGTATTCTTCTAGATCCTCTGCGTCATCGAAATTTTCAAGACACTCACGATAGAGACTCTCGATTACCGCGGCAAAGCTTTTTACACCGATATAATCGGCTACTTTCTCGATAACTTCACCCTTGTTGTTCATAACAACTTCTACAATATCCTTTTCCATAATTCATCTGTTTAATGGTTCATAATGGTTCCCTCCGAAGAGGGATTTTAGCTGATTAAACTCTCATTGAGCGTGTACGTATCAATGTCGTACTCGTAATCGGTTTCGTTGGTACACTGGGATTGATGGCGGTAACCGCGCAAATCCTCAATCTGCTCTTTTGTCGCTCCATCGTCCTTGGCTACCTTACAACATCTCCTGATACTACCTGCTACAACAAGTAATTCACGGCTATCGTATGTATGCCATTTGTCTGTGCGATAGAGCGCATAAATTTTCTTTGCCATAATTCTATTTTTAAATGGTTCGTAATGGTTCCCCACATTATCGTGGGGAGTTTTAGCTAATTATGGCGATATCGCCACATTTTCTGTAGAAATGCTTCAAGCTCATCTGTCCCAGGAACATCTGTAACCTCTAGTTTACCGGTATTCTTATTCACCTCAGCTACTGAGAATGTATTGTCGTGAGTCCACTTGATGAGATCCACGCGTCTTGCCGCATTCTCTGCTGACTCGACGATTTCACACTTCAGTAAATCGTCATTCAGGATTTTCTCTAATTCACTCATAATTATAGATTAATTATAGTTACACATTATTTCTGTCTCACTGATAATTTCAGCACAATACTTGCAGCGATGGCACATTATGTAGCCTTTTGCCAGTAATTTGATGAACCTCGGGTATGGGCATTTCTCGCCCATACCAGCTCTCGTAATCTCAATTTTAATCATATTCAATCTGTATTGGTTAATAGAAATCCCCACCCGTGAGAATGAGGATTGGTTTGGCTTAATACAGAAGAGCTCTGAAACAAAGCTTGTCGCTTATTACACCATCTTTCTGTAGCCCGTCCTTCCAGTCATTGAAAGTCATGTTCAAGTCAAGGTTGAACTTTGTCTTCTTGCCAGTGTAGTCGATACCACACTCGTCGCAAAACTGCCAGAATGCTTCACGAAGCTGCTTCTGGTTTGTGATCTGATATTTATTCGCCATAATTCAAATAATTTATCTTGGTTAAACAATAGAAGGCACGCTCAGACATGGGCGCACCTTTTTAGGCAAATACTACTCTTCTTCATCTTCATCCTCTTCCTCTTCTTCGTCTTCGTCAAGACAATAATAGCTGTCAAGCTCATCTGTGCCGGAGTAGCCTTCATCTTTACACTGCTCGTAACTGCGTAGTCCTGTCTTGGCATAAATAATGTCTGTCATCGTTTCCTCGTTCAAGCCATTTATATCCGAGACAAGTCTAACCTCGTCCTCTGTGGCGATATTGTTATCAACAATGAAATCCCACAGCATAGCCTCAATACTTTCTTTCATATCCTTTGAATATTTAGTTAATAATAGCTCCTACGTGTCTCCACGCAGGATTTTTTGGCTTAACGCTCCTCTACTTTCACGCTCACAGCATAAGGCAAGTCATCTCTGTCAACCTCCTCCCATTCATACTCAACGACAGTGCTCATGTATCTGTTCTCCATCTTATAGATGACGCCATCTATAGTTCTCTTACTGATGGTGCATCTCGTTTTCTCGACCTTGAACTTGACGTGAGCCTTGTATCCGTCATTAGTGAACTCAACGAGTCCTTCTCTTCTAGCAACTGCCACACATCCGTGGAATGCGTTGATGAATACATACTTTTCACCATCGAAATACACGTCAACGCGCGTATTGTTCTCTGTCCTCTTAATATACTCCATATCTATTGTATTTTTGGTTAAACATGGTTTCTGTGCAGATAGGCTGCACAGAATGTTGGCTAAAATCTTCTAGGACGCATGTACGCACGCTCAATCTCCTGAACTTTCTTGTCCACACGAGAGGCACGTCTGTAATACTCGCTCTTGTCGAGCTTCTTTCTCGCACACTCCTCGCTGATAACTGCCTTGTGGCTCGCTACGAGCCTGGCAAGGAACCTTCTGTCTCCGTCTGTCATAATTCTAATTTTGATTTGGTTAATAATAGAAGTGTAGCCCTATAGGAGGACTACATTTGATTAGGCTATCTTTCTCCAACCTCCCTGAAACGGATGACCTCCGGCATCAACGCACGCCTCAATTTCCTCAACAGATAGGTAGTCAATGCGTATATACGCAGGATAACAATCAGAGTCCTCCATTGTTGGGTCTGTGTAGCAGTGCATATCATCCTCGTCGTCAGCCTCGTAATCGTACAGTCCGTACAACTCATTCTTTTGGCAATACACGAGATAACGCTCCATTGCTTGCTCCAAGTCGTAAGCGTAGATGTCAATGATAGGCTCTACGTAACAGAACCGGTACAAATGCGTACCATCTTCCTTTGTGTTAAATGTGTTCATAATTTATTCTGTTTTGGTTAATAGCAGGCAGCACATTATCGTGCTGCCCAATTCTGGCTAGATATTGTACACCGGAGATTCTGAAGCATTCAGGATAGAACTGCCGGTGAGAATGGAGAATGCACAGGGATCAAAATCATCGAAATTCTTCATCCTCTCGATTTTCTTCTGTATCGCAGCACGTATGGATGACATATTCCATCTGCCGTCGATACGCATGACAGAATCCATGCCCACCATCTCTACGGTTTCTTCTTCATCCGTAAATCTCATGCTAACAAGGTCAAACTTGTTAAGCTTGTGATAAAATTGTACCCATTTACTCATAATTCTAATATTTTTGGTTTGTAGTAGAGGGAGATAAAACTCCCTCAAATTTAGGCTGTGTACTTCTTGATAAAGTCCGTGAGTCTTGTTAAATCGGACTCTATCTTCTCTCGCTTGTCTACGCAGGACATAATCAAATACAGGAGTTCATGATTCTCATCACCGACTCTAGATGCCTGGACGGAGATATATTCTCCATTCGAGCCTACATTTGCGCCAAAGTACATTTGTTCGTTACCAAACAAGTCACGCTGCATCTCCTGCAATCTAGGCAGGACCACCTTGCGCAGATAGTCTCTGCACTCTTCCCATTTAGGGTACTCTAATTTCTTCATAATCTTAAAATATTGGTGAATAGTATGCGTGACAATCGCCACGCACATTTTAGCCCATGCACAGCACCGCTATCTCCGAGAAACTTTTGGAGATAGCCTCCTTGCTACGATAATCTCTGTAGCCTCTAGTATTGTTGTTGTGCCACTGGCGTGCAGCAATTTTAATTTTCTCCATCTCGTGGAGCAATGCACGTTCGAAGTTCTTTTGTGATTTTCTGTCTTGCATAATTCTTCCGTTTAAATGGTTTAACATAGTATGCCCAGGAAAATGCCTGAGCACATTTTTGGCTAATCGTACTTGTTGAGCATGAAAATACGAATGCAACCATCTCCGTTCATAAGCATTTGACATTTGTCATCGTCATTTATTATGTTTCCACATATTTTCTCGAAGAACGGATACGGGTCATCGACAAAACTCTTATAATACAATGCCATGTACGTACCAGGGATGAGAGGATAAGAATCCTCAGGATCTCCGCCGAATATGTCACACGCCTGTGTATCAATCAGGACACGACGTACAGAGAAATTTCCCTCAACTTCCTGTGCGCCCATTCCGCGCAAGAGGTCGATAACCTCATTCTTGCTCAAATCTTGCTTTAATATTCTATCCATATTTCTCTAATATTTTGGTTAATAGAAGAGAGGAGCGGAAACTCCTCTCAGATTTGGCTACTTTGTGAGACCTACGAACATTGTATCTCCATCTGACGTGTGCCAACCGTTAAGCTCTGAAATCTCGTTCGCCTGGCTGATAACTGTCTTTCTCAGCATCACGTTTGCTCTGTGACAATTATACAGAGTAATTGATACTACACACAATGCAACACACACTATTGTGAACAATGCCACGAAAATATTCTTCTTCATAATTCTGTAATTTAATTGGTTAATACTGGATACCGCCCGAATATCTCCAAGCGGTAGTTTTGGCTAGTCATAGATATCCTCTATCTGCTGATGGATGGCATCTATCATTATGCAGATAACAAATATCCCGCACATTTCAAGAACCGCAGAATATAAAACTGCTTGAAAATCTCCAAGCACAAATCCTACGATGGCAATGAAACCACACACGAAACTTGTAACTAATACGAGCGCAGCAGATAGCACGCCCTTTCTTACGATATACTTTTCCATAATTCTCTTGTTTAACTGGTTATATTATCGTACTGCCTGGATTTCTCCAAGCAGAATTTTGCTAAATGTCTCCAAGCACAATTTTCGTACTTCCTAGATACGTCACGCTCCAGGCAGTACGAAACTTTCCAAGCGGAGCGTGGATCGCCACAGCTCACGGAAATACCACTTGCCCTTTTTCGTACTGCTCCAAATATACACAAGCAGAATTCCGTAAAGAATTCCAAGCACATTCAGGAGAATTATCGTACTTGCCAAGCAAATGAATATTGGCGAAGTCTGAATAAATCCAAGCACAATTATCGTACTTGAATAAATAATCTGTCTTGCTTTCATAATTCTAATTTTATTGGTAATTGTTCCGTAGCCACACACGACAATTATCGTACTGGCTACGGATTTTTTAGGCTAGAAACAGAGCTAGAGTATTATTGTGCCACGAGATAAACTCTACACGATTGTAGATGGTCTGTCTGTCTGCAATAATTCTCTCCATCATTCTCTGTCCTCTGCAATCAAAATTCTGTATCATAATCTATATGTTTAAATGGTTTGTAATTGTAGAGCGGAGATTTCTCCCCGCCCCGTTAGCCAGGATGTGCATCTTTGCACCACGTTTTATCTTTATTGTCTTAACTACGTGGCTCACACCCTACAGATTTTATGCTTCTGCCAGCAGCTTGTTTATTTCTGAGGAGATAAATCTCGCACGGATGACAAGCAACCGCTTTCAGAAAGTGTGTTTTATATTCGCCAGCCCACACTTTTAAAACTCTGGGCGAATATGATGTGCAGGAAAATCCCTGCAACGGAAACCACTCCACGTGCCATCCAACACGCAGCCTTTCAGGATATCTCGTATCCCTTAACCCGCAGCCAACGGGATAGAATATGAATTATGATTTTTCATAGTTTCTCCCGGTACGCCTTATAATCACACTGCGCCCGTATCGCACAACTTTCGTTCTGTCTCCATCCGTACCCTTGCCGTCGGTTAGCCTTCAATCCTCGCAAGGTCGTTTAACCGCCTCGCTCCTGTGCCTGTGCTCCCTGTGTCCGCTCCGGTGATACGCTCCACAGAAATCTCAGTCTCTTATATTCTGTTTCACGTATCACGGAGAGACACCGCTCACCGCCGGTAGTTGGTACGTCTGAGGATGACCGCCCCAGTTGTGCCGCCTAAAAAATATTTCGTATGTTTCGTTAGATTTTCCGCTTGAAAATCTAGCTTACAAGTTACGTTTTCAATTTTAGCCACAATTAAAAATTGTGTTTATCCTACATACCACGAAAAGGTATTGAAAAATAATGTAGGGAAAATTTATATTGAAACAATTCTGAAAAATAAATCTAAAAAAAATATTCTGAAAATAAAATTCCAAAAAAAAATATTCTAGAAAAATCTTTCTAGAATATAGGTACGAAAAAATAAGGTAGTGGAAAAATCCCACTACCTTATTTATTGTTACTTTGTTGCTGCTTTCTTTGCTTTTTCACGGTCTGCTCTCATTTTTGCGACCATTTTTTCAAACTCACTATCAGAAAGTACACTGGTATCTGCATTTTCAAGTCTCGCCTTTGCTGCTGCTTTCGCTGCCTTTTTCTCGCTTGCTGCCTTTCTAGCTGCATTTTTCCCGCTTATATAGGTAGCATACAAATTGTTAAGGAAACTAAGTAATCGTGTTTCCGTGTCTGTGCAAATATCGGAAATTTCTTGCAATTTGTGATTTTTTGCAACCCATACAAGGAAATCGAAATCCTCTTTAAGTTCTGCAAACTCCTTAATAGCTCTTTGCAAGATATTCGTTTGTATATCTCCTAAATTGGTGCGCAAAAGATATTCGTTTTCTGCCTTCTTATACGCTGCTGCTGCTGCTGCTTTTTTTGCTGCTGCTGCTGCCAATTCACTGTCTGCAACTGACAACTGATTGTTAACGTGTTCCTCTTTAATTGCTGAAACACCTAAAACATCATTTGCGAACTTAGAAATGATTGCACTCTCAATCTGTTCGTTTGTCTTCATAATAATTTCTAGCACTTATTTAAACCCCTTGCAATCGGGCATTAATTAATATGAATTGTTTCAATATGTCGTACGGGGTCGCACCGCACACCTACTCTTAGGTGCCCTTGTGCTATCTTTCAATAGCTGCTGCAAAGGTACAAACAATCTTTTAAACTCTTGTAAATAATTCCGAAATTCTTTGTTAGTTTATGCTTTTTTAACTCTTTTGTAACTTACTTGTATTTAGGTACGTTTGCGTTTTATAGTCTTCTAATATTGAATATAGCTAAAACGCCCTTTATTTGCCGTTTAATGGCTTTTTAGTAGTGTTCCTTACTAGTAATAAGGTATGTAGATTAAACCCTCTTAGAAAGCAAATTTGGCTGTGTTTCATCAAAAACAAAAAAAATGTAATACGTATTACAAAGTATAGTCTTCTATCTTTGCACCCTTTTTGCATATTGTGTGTGCCATATCGGAATACTAACAAGTTTAATATCATATAATATTGTTTTTTATCTTATCTTTGGATTTATCTTTCTTTGGATTATTTTCTATTTTACAATTACAAAAACGTATTACAAAAAATAATATATAACAAAATCTATGTTTTATAACATATTGAAAATGATAATTATATACAACAAATAATATGTTATATAGCATTTATAAGGTAATAACATATAACAAAATAGGTGTAAATTCTAGAAAATATGCAAAATTACATAACTAGCTGATAGCTAGTAAGTTAGTTAGTGTATATTGTACACTATAGTGTCTTTATGTTGGTTTATATAGGTAAAATTAGAGTGGAATAATATGCAAAGTTATGGAAATAAAATACAATATAAATTGCTGATTATTAGGAGGTTACAAGAATTTTAGGATAATATAAACCAACAATGTTAAAAAGTGTAAAAATTTGTGTTTCACGTTCGTTTATATAGTGTAAACTAACATAAGTTGTCCTATCTTTTCAAAACAGACCCCCGCACCCCCTATATAGCTATAAATCAGCGCGGTAGTCACCTCATCTAAAAATTTTTTCTTCCGATTTTTCATCCTACTTGTAACATAAACTTACTTTTGTTATCGAAAGCATATTTATGCATATTCATTCATCTACCTATTTTTAACATTTGACAACATTAACTTCTATATCGGTGAGCAAAACCATAAATGTATATCTATTATTCATCAAATGTATATCCAATATGTATATTTATACCCTTTATTTACTAGGGTTATAGCATATCTACAGGATATTTTCCGTATCTTTGTATTGTCGATATTTTATAGTCGACATGTTGTAAGGACGGGCTGACACGTGTTATCCGTCAGAAAGTCCCTGTTTATCGGGGGTAATCCTACACAATAACGGAAAATTAATATTATTATTGTACATAAATGGAAAATGGTATTGCTATAGACACATTGCACGCTCAGCTGCTGGACCTTTCGAGACATGATGAGTACGGCTTCGAAGAGCTCCGTTGTCAGGACTGGGGTAAGGCAAACTCTGAGAAGTACAACAAGTTGAAGTCTAATTTCATCAGGTCAATGAGACGTCTGGCGAAGAAGGCTCCGGTGAAGTACTATGGCGGTTCGTACTACATGTTCAACGGCAAGATATACGAAGCTGTTCCGAAGATAGTCCTTGAGCAGGCTTACCAGCTACTGCTCCTCGACCTGGCCATGGCTCCGATGCTCGGCATCAGCACGGTGATGAACAAGTCGTTCATGGAGGTGATAGAGTGCTACAACATACTGAGACCGACCTTCGATATCGTTGCATTCGCCAACGGAGTGGTTGACTTCGGAAGCGGTCTGAAGTATCCGAACGTGATGCCGTTCTCTCCCGAGTACCATGTAACATACTACCACCCATACGACTACAATCCGAAGGCGAAGTGTGACAGGTGGATGAACTTCATCAAGGAGGTCCTTCCGGACAGGACGTCGAGGATGATCCTCCAGATGTTTCTCGGCCTCGGTCTCATACAGAGAGGTACTGCATACAATCCGTACGAGGGGAAGGAATCATCGAAGATTGAGCTCTGTCTTCTCCTTATAGGTACGGGAGCCAACGGAAAGAGTGTCATCTTCGACGTTGCCTGCAACATATTCGGAAAGGACAGGATAAGCAAGATGGACTACGCCAACCTCACTGCTGACGGTGACGAGGGAATGAGGGGAAGGTATCCTATAAGGAACGCCATCTTCAACTGGTCTTCCGATTCCGACCCGAAGAAGTTCGGAAGGAAAAATACCGGAATGTTCAAGAGGCTCGTGAGCGGAGAGCCAGTCCCGATGAGAAAGCTGGGCAGGGATATCCTAGAGGGGAACTCAATCCCCTACCTCATCTTCAACCTCAACGAGCTTCCGTTCCCGGACGATGCTTCGCTCGGATTCATCAGGCGCTTGCAGTACGTGAGCTTCGACGTGACCGTTCCAAAGGAGAGGCAGGACCCGGAGCTGGCGAGCAAGATCATCCGTGAGGAGCTGAGCGGAGTGTTCAACTGGATATTCCGTGGCGCGATGGAGCTGAGGAGCAGGAAGTACAGGTTCCCGGCAGCTGAGGGAAGCAGGAGGCAGCTGCTCATCTCTCTTCTAGGAAGCAATCCTATCTATGCCTGGATAAGGGCGTATGATATGAGATGCAGTCGGGAGGCGAGGGGCGAGATTTCGGAGTGCATGCTTGCCAAGGAGATGTACGAGAGGTTCGTCGAGTTCTGCAAGGCCAACGATGTCGAGGAGAAGGATATCCCTACGATTCAGAAGTTCGGGCGTGATATGAGCGACAAGTACGGCTTCTTCAAGAAGAGGTCACAGGGCGGAATGACGTATCAGGTGTACGGCGCGCAGATGATTGACCTGAAGCAGGAGCTTCTCATCAATGACGTGAAGAATAAATTGCGTGGTGAGGAGGACATCAAGCAGCCGGAGAGCTTCATTCAGCCTGATGATTAACGGTTATAAAACAGATTTCTATGATAGACAAGGAATATATCAAGGAGATTATCTCCCGTATCACGAAGAAGAAGACTGACGGGAATGTTGTTCCGGCCACCGCTTCGATGAGCGAGATTATGATTGCTGTCCGCGATGATGCCTTGGAGTGCATGAGGACCATGTGCAACGAGAGTGAGATTGCGGTTAATAGGACGTTGAATAGTGTTTCATTTAAATGTTTGTAGCTTATGGGAGAAAAACTTATATTTTGTATATCCGATGCCTTTATAGATGGCGACAGAATTCGCGGATCTATTCATAATGTTGTGGACAAAGCGTTCGAGTCTGGTATAAAGATGTCATCTTGCCGATACAAGAATCACAGCATAACGCTTGACGTGAGCTTTGAGCCGGAAGGTGGTTTTGACAAGATGCTGCTCGAAATCCTCTACGGCGACAGAATAAGGAAAACCATTGAACGCCTCAATTACGAATGGCTGAAGAAGATGTGGAAGGCTTCTGATGACGATTTTCGAGTATTCTGGTTTGAACAGATACGCAAAAAGTTTGAGGAGCACGAGGATCAAAATGAATTTAGATGGCAGACATGAGAAGACATCACAATCCTAATAAAGTACCTCCGTTCAAGCCGGACCCGGAGCATTGGACAAGGAAGGTCCATTCATGGAAGGCGAAGGTTGCTTATGAGACCGAGGATGATGCTTGGGAGTTTCTGAATCAGATTCCGAAGCTGAAGGCAAAAGACCCTGTAGTTTACAGGTGTTCTATATGTAATAAGTTTCATATTTCAATACATCATAAAAATGACAAAGGAAGAATTTCTTAAAAAGGCTTATGCGATATACGGAGGCAAGTATTGTTACGAAAGAACAATACTAGGAGGGCATTTTGACAAAATATGTGTAACCTGTAAAGAACACGGAGACTGGTATCCTGTAAGAAAAAACTTTCTTAGTGGACATGGATGCCCAGAATGCGCAAAAGAATCCTCTTCAAATAAACAAAAGAAGAGTATCAAGCAATTTGTTGAAGATGCCCGCAAAAAGCATGGGGATAAATATGATTATTCGAAATCTGAGTACAAAAATGCGCGAACAAAAGTTTGCATTATTTGTCCTATACACGGAGAATTTTGGCAAACGCCAAATAGTCATCTAAATGGGTGTGGTTGTAAGAAATGTGGCGATAAGTATAGAGGTAACAATGCTCGTTTGACAAACGAGCAATTCATTAAAAGGTCTCAAAAGAAGTGGGGCGATAAATACTCTTACGAGAAAACTGATTACGTTGATAATAAGACGAAGGTTTGTATAACATGTAAAAAGCATGGAGACTTTTGGCAATCCCCTGCAAATCACATGACATGGGAGGGATGTCCAGTTTGTGCAAGACTGCAAAACAATGATTTGGTGTTCGGCGTTGGAATCAACGACGAGATTACGCCAACTACAAAATGCCATAAGGCTTACAACCATTGGCAAATGATACTTAAAAAGTGCTTCGACCAAGAATACAAAACGCAGCACCCTACCTATAAAAATGTGACTATGTGCGAAGAATGGAAAAGGTTCTCTGTGTTTAATAAGTGGTTTAATGCGAATTATGTAGAGGGGTACGATTTAGATAAAGACTTATTGTCTGATAATGGTCGTAAGATGTATTCTCCAGATACATGCTGTTTTATACCGCATAACCTAAACGTTCTGCTTTGCTCAAAGAAACTTGGCAAAGACGGATTCCCTAGAGGGATAAGAAAGGAATTCCGTTCTTATGCGGTTAGAGTTTGCTTGCATAAGGGGAAAAGAATTAGGATTGGAAAGATACGCTCTATTGATGAGGCTATTGATATCTATAATAAAATCAAAAGAGAAGATATAGCTTCAGTCGCATTAGAATATTATAAAAATGGTTTAATAACCAAACGTGTCTATGACGGTTTTTTAAACTACGACTTTAGGAAATTTGTCGCATGATATGTTTATAACAAGAAACAGTTGAGAATATGAATTATGATGAAACTTTCGTAGGGACAGTGTTTATTGCACCTGCGTCATATCTTATTGAAGAACTCGAAGTGCAAGAAAGGGAAACCTTCAAAAACAGAGTCTTCCAATACGATAATATGGTTTGCGGAATGGTTGATGATATTGACTATATAAACAAGCGATTTTCAGTGACGTTCAAAGTTCCAGACAAGAACTACAACTATCCAATAGTAACTCTATCAATAGACTGTTACGGGGTTGATTTGAGCAAATTTCACTGCGTAAAAAGTGTTCAGAGAATCGATTTCTATCACTTTCTAAAAATTAAAGAGCAGGATATTATAGACATAATTAAAAACGAAGATTATGATTAATAAAGAAGATATTAAGGTTGGTCTGCGATTTTACATCACACGAAATGATTGCTTAAAATGCAATTTTGACCCGATAGGTATTCAGGGCGGCAGCACCCCTATTCTGTTCAATGCCGAGAGAAAGGATGCTGATGTTTATATATGTACATCTGTTAGCACAGATTACAAGTATTTCGCTCATTTTCGCGAGGAAGATATTATGATGTTTGGTACAAAGTTCGATATAGTAACGAAAGGTGAAGGAGAAGCCGCAAACGGAAAGGCAGAGCAAGTATCTCACCCATCCCATTACGCGTGGCTGAAGGATTTGTGCGGTGTTGAGCCTTTGGATATTTGCAGACGCCTTGACTTCAATACAGGGAACGCTATCAAGTATCTCCTGCGCAAGGATAAGGTGGATGGTAACAAGACCAAGATAGAGAAGCGCATCGAGGACTTGCACAAGGCGGTGTTTTATATCCAGGACGAAATAAAATTGTTGGAGCATGGAACAGACTGATTACACTTGTAAGGATTGCGTATTGTTAAATGATGAAGATTTTGAGTTTCCATATTGCATGGGCAAAAACTCATATACATACGTAAATCCTGACGATGATGCTTGCGGAGACATTATTCCGCTGGTATATACTTGCAAGGATTGTTTCTTCTTCAAGGATGGAACTTGTAATGCCCCTAATGAGACTAGGTTTACTTCTGAGGAGAATTCATCTTGCACCAGTTTCGAGTATAAGGAAATAAAAGTTGAACTTTAAAATATTGTTATCATGGCATTACCATTTGGAAAGACTATCAAGACAAGACACTTCACCGTGCTGAAGTTCAGTAAGAGCTTGTCTAAGAAAGAAGTTGCTTCACTCAGAGAGAATATCCCTGCTGATATCAAGAAGCATTTACAGAGAGGATCGCTGCCTTTCATCAAGATTGCGAACATTGACGGTACATGGGGTATTGAATACTCTATCGGTACATCTATGTACGCTGCGCTCGATGAGTGTGTTCCTGTGGCTGTAGGAGACCATTACGAGTTCTCCAAGGACGATGGAAACATCATCGAGGCATTTGCCCAGCTTATGTATGCGGATACATCGTTGCCTGGCGATGCGGAATACACGGCAGGTAAGTTGAAGCTTCGTGACGAATACCTTGCCCGTGAGTCTGCGAGACTGAATGCTGCTGCCGACAAGGGCAAGACAGAAGAGCAGCTTCGTAAGGAGAGTGATGAGGCCGTACAGGAAGTCATCGACCGCGATAAGCACGCCGAGACTATTCTTGAGATGGCAGAGCAGATTAAGAAGGAAGGAGGCAAGGATGAGCGATAAATTGCTTGAGGTCGTTCAAGACCATACTTCCCTGGTACAGGCACTCCAGTTTATATTGGAGGCCGCAGAGACGAAGAGACTGCCATCATACGGCGTTCTTCCTACGTTTAATGACGATATGCTTGAAGATCAGGTGCGAATTGCGCTTGAACTCATCACCGGAGAGAAGTATCCCTGATTGAGTTTATATTTTTCTTCTACTTTCATAATATAAAAGTGAGGGGTGGTATCTGTGAAGACACCACCCCTCGTAACCAATTTAAACAGAATTACGAACAGCAGAACGAATCTGTGAACGTATATCTGCCTGCAAAGGTACTTGGTTTTGCAGAAATTCTAGTAAAACAAAGCTACTTTAACACGAATTTAACTATTTCTTCTTCTTTTGGAAGGTCGCCTGGCCATTTTTAAAGATAATGCAGTCCTCGCAGAGATTGTATAAAAAATGTATCTTTATACGCTTTTTATACAAATTGTTTGCATATTCATACTATTTTTTTTGTATATTTGCATTGGGATAGGTTGGAGTAGCTACCAACTGATAAGGCTAACTCAGTGGGCCTTCCCTTTCTTTTAATCACTGAGGTAACTTGTAATTTCACTGAGATGGATAACAGTATTGAAATTTGGAAAGACGTAAACGGATATGAAGGACATTACCAAGTGAGTAATCTTGGCAATCTAAGACGCTGTAACGAAAAGTATAAAGATGTTCCTGTACCATTAGAGTACGGGAAAGACGGGAGAGTATATGCTAGATTACGAATCGGTCGTTCAAAAAAGCTTATACCACTTTGCTTGATCGTTGCGACAGCATTTGTTTCAAACGATTCGAACTCAGAGGATGTTTCTTATATAGATAATAATCCTAAAAATTGTTCCGCAAGTAATCTTAAGTGGAATATAGGATTCATAGGAGAAGAGTGGAAGGATATAAAAGGCTATGAAGGATTTTATCAGGTAAGTAGTCTTGGCAGGGTGAGGTCTGTGGAAAGAATAGTAAAGGTTGGCGACTTCTTTGTTACGAGAAGAAGCAAAATTCGCAAATTAAATAAGCGGCCTAATGGATATTATGGATTGCTTCTTAGCAGAGACGATACAAATGTAAACTTTAGCATTCATAGACTTGTCGCCGAAGCTTTTATACCAAATCCTCTTTGCTTGCCTCAGATTAATCACAAGAACGAGAACAAGGCTGATAATAGGGTCGAAAATCTAGAGTGGTGTACAGCCAAGTATAATTCTAACTATGGAACAAGAAAAGAGAGGGTAATGCAAAATAACAAGAGAATGCAAGGAAAAAAGATAGTTTGCATGGATGTAAACGGAAATATTTTACAGCACTACCCTTCTGTTCAGTCCGTAAAGAAAAACGGGCATAACGTTGCATTAGTACACGCGTGTTGTACAGGTGCTAGACATACACATCATGGATTATACTGGAAGTTTGAGTAAGGGTATCAACCCTTACTCTTCCTTTGACAAATTGCCTTGCCGTTTTTAAAAATCAGGCAAGATTGGCAGTCCGACGGATAATCTACCGGAAGATAGAAATGACAAGTTGTGCTTTCCGTATCAATCTCATCCTGCTTAATCTTAGAATAGTCTGCTATCATGGCTGTCGTCTTTTGCCACTCTGGAGAGCCAAATTTCTGCTTTCGCTGAGCGATAACGAGGTTTCTCAGAATCTCTTCCTTTGAGGTAGCCTTAATAAGTTCCTCCTGGGTGAGTTCGTCGCTATTCTCGTTCTTCGCTTTCTTACCCTGCACCTCTGCGATTCTCTTCTGAACGGACTCTTGGGACTCAAGCTTGTTCATCTCTCCTTCAAGGAAGGATTTCTCCCAGTTGAGACCTTCTCCCTGAAAGGCGATGGCCCAACAGTCCCTCGTTGGCATACCTGATCCACGGAGGCTTGCATAGATGTAATAGCGAGGGTCTTTCATCTTGAGAGCCTTCGCCTTCTTGTATGTATCGACGGATAACGTGTATCCTTTTGTTTCTTCAATCATAGTCTTATTTCTTTTAATTATCCTTGAACGCAAATAAAGTGTAACAACAACACGAAACGTGGAACGGTGGATATGGGTCTTTGAAAGAATGGATGCCGGCATCGGCTTCGCTTTGACAGATATCACAAGGATAGCTGCTTCCTCTCTTGACATAGAATCCGATAGCCTTATGCTCCTGCCCATACTCCTGCTCTGCCTGTCCCCACGCTAAAGCAATCACCTGAGAAGCGTTTCTTACGATGTTCTGATAGGCGTTCTTGTAGTAGCCCTTTCCGTAAGAAGGAACATCGATGTTAATGTCCTTTCTCTTCGCCTTGGTGATGACTGATGTGTGATATGGGTCTTTATAGCCTGTGCGGATGGAAGACAGGAGCTGCTGGTCTGAATATCCCATAAGAGTTCCTGCCTTGATCATCCTTACAATATCTTCAGCAAAGTTTCCGAGATAGACAGCGTTTCTTTCAGATGTCGTCTTTCCGTAGATGTCGCTGACGAGAAACGATTCGATGTTCTCGCTGTCAATCCCGAGAATCTTGCATGAAGCCTTAGAATAAGCAGAGATGTAGCTGTTGATACTCTCCTCTGCCTCAGCAGTAACATTCTTGGCGTAAGAGAGCAGGGCTGACTCGTTTGTGAGCCTGTCCGCACCTCTGTATCGCTTACTTGCGGTAACTATCTTCTGCGTTGATTTCCATAGAATATCTGAAACATGGGACTCGCAGTTTCGGATTGCCTGCAAGCGTTTCCTGCTGTAATCGACAGAACGTTTTAACTCATCCATAGGCTTACTTCTTTACGGTCTTCCAGTTGTTACGGCCCGGCCAGTTGCCGTTCTCATCCCAGTCTGTACCGCTTTTGTTCGGCCTGCCAGCGCCACGACCAGTACGTACGTTTCCGCTGCCTCCATCCTGAATATTCGCCGTTGCCCTCTCCTCCTCGATAGCATTCTCTGTCTCATTATCCGCACGCTGAATATCCATAAGAAGGTCTTGCTGGTCCTCCTCTTTCTTCTCTCGTAAGATACGCTCCCACTCGGCATTCTTTGGGAAGTCAGGACAACGCTCCGATGCAGTCTGCTTCGATAGGAATCCGTTCTGAACGGCAGTTGCAAGATTTGTAAGAAGTTCCGTCTTGTTCTGATGTGTATAAGGCTCAATCCATGCATTGATATCGAGACCAACAATAGAAGCCGTCGCGTTGTTTTCGTGGCCGATTCCGAACTTGGCAATTTCAACCAGTTTGTCAAGGAACGGCTGCAACTTCTGGGAATCATTCATAGCTACCTCCAATGCAGGAGAATAGAGAAGCTTGATGGCTACACCAGGGAGGTCACCTGACTTCAGCTCTGGAGGTTTTACAGTAAATGACAGCTCATAGATGAGGTCATAAGACTTGTTGAGCTGGGTCGCAAAAGCTTCTGATGCATCGGTTCCATTGAGGAATCCGGCATCGTTATCCTTGCTGTTCATAGCGATAACCTTGGCGGCTCCAGTCATATCGTCGCCCGAAATTGTAATCTCCTCACCATCACCCTTTACGTAGAATACAGGGAAAGCGTACGCCTTGTTGTTCTCGCAAAGATACGAGAATGCCTCCTCGTAATCTTCGATGTTCTTCTGAACATTGGACCAGCATGGTCCCTCATCATTTCTGATGTATGCAACCGGAATTGAATTGAAGTGATGTCCTTTCTTTTCAACAAGAGCATATCCGTTCATTCCGAACAATCCCTTAATGAGGTTCGCTGCCTTCTTCGTTACGCTCTTTTTACCAACATCATTTCTGAACCTATAATAATAGGTATCATCCCAGACCTCAACCCACTCGATCTGAGCGTTTCCGTCTTCATCCAAGTCGTAATACTTACGGGCGAATACAGAGAGTTCTCCTGTTATTGAATCGTAATGCGGGTAGAGATAGTCTCCATTCTTGAATGACAGAACCTTAACTCCGAACTTTCCTTTGTCGATATAGCCGACTGCGGCGGTTTCTGCAACGATCATGTAAGAGCTTACCGCTTCAAAGAACGCAATCTCCATATTGTGCATAAGCCATCCCTTCTTGAAGACATTGAGATTCTTCTGGGATTCCTCTTCCTCTTCAAGCTCATCTGTGCTGTCTGCAAGCTCGAACTGAATGTCGTTTCCGGTTAGGTGTAAGGTGTGTTTTGTTGCGATAACCTGTTGGAAAGCAAATGCGCATCTTGTAATAGGCTGCAAGTAATAATGATTGCCGGTAGAAGGATCTTCCGGGTCCCAATCAGGATTCTCCTTGATTATATCCGGATACGCATTCTTGTCCCAGATTCTGTGTCCGCTTGTGAAGTACTCACGAAGGAAGTCGGACTGGGTTTTTACTCTCCATACACAAGGGTCGTAAGGCATATTCTGCATACTCCTATCACCAACCTTGTCGGAGAAAGTGCCGTGACTCATATATCCGTCAGGCTTAAGCTCGTAGAATGGTTTCTTTACGAGTATTTCTCTAAAATTTAAATTCTCCATAATCCTTTTACCTTTTTATGTTTCTTTTTTGTTAAACTGAATATCATTACGTAGAACCAAGACTCAAAGAAGTCAGGCGAGTGGCCGACATACTTCTTGGCAATCTTCTTAGGCAATAGTTTGAATCCCCTATCGTCGCTGTTCTCGTCGCGCCGAAGCATCTTTCGCTCCTTCTGAAGAATCTGTCTGAGAGGGACCTTGTCGAATCCGTTTCCAGAATACTTTCTTTCGAGCAGGGACGAGTCGATGGAAATCTGCTTCTCTTTTATCATCTTGTAGAATAGCCATGCGCACTGAGACTTCAAGTCCTTGTATAGGTATTTGATACCCTCTTCTTCTTGATGACTCTGTGGAATAGGAGCTGCCTGGTTATTGAATGGGACAGCATCCTTGAAGAACCCCTTGAAGTACTGACCTATGCCCTGCATATCGTAAGTGAAGTTGCATTCCTCAACGCCCCACTCTCTCAGCTTAGCTTCAACTACCGAAACAAGAGTCTTAGGATCCAGCCTCAGCACAACCAAGTCCTTACAATGCCATCCTTCCCAAAGCCACATTACGAAGTTATCGCCGCCGGTGAATGCGATATCGGCAGAGGCTCTGCGCTTTCCATCTCCTATCTGTTCTGCATTGTCGTAGATTTCATCAAGGTCTTCCATCTTGATCATGTCATCTCCGGCAGCTTTCCAGTTCCAGTTAGCTTCCAGGTCTCGCATACGCTGTTCTTCATCCTGCTGGGCAAGGTTGGCGAGATATGAAGCATCGGTAGAGATAAGCTTGATGTTCTCTGATACGTCGGCGCGAACGAATGTTGCCGACTTGATGAACATTTCGAGCTTTGTATAACCAAGTTCCTCATAGCTATCCTTCCAAAGGCTATCGATAATGCCCTTGCACTGCTCGTATACCTCTTCTCTTGTATCGCCCCAGTAGATTGAGTCCGGCGTATCACCATCCATGAAGCAGTAACGAATAACCCCATTCCTTTCCGGATCTATATATCCTTCGTCGGTAACCCACCAATCGATGAACTTTCGTACCCAGGATTCGGGGTCAGGATTACAGGTAATCCAGAAGCGGTTTCGGATGTGGGCTGCATTTCGGTTGTTGGTCAAGAGGTACTTGAACTTCTTATATGGGCATTGAGTACCCTCGTCGATGCAGACGTATGCATACTGTCGTCCCTGGAATCGTGTCTTGAAATCCTGATAGGCTCCTGCGTAGTAAGAGAATTTAAGCCATCCTCCGTTGTCGAAGTTCCAGGTCATGTCGTTCTGTGACTTATTGTAAGTTCCAAATTGGGAGAACAATTTATAAGAGTCTGTAACCAAGGACTGTAAGTCATCTTTTTCATTACGAAGTATGGTCGCATGGAAGTCTGGATTTTTGATATCTTTCAGAACTTCCATAAGAGAACTAAAGCTCTTACTACCACCGCGGCTGCCGCCGCAAATCTTTATATCGGCGTCGATTGAGAGCATATCCTCCTGACCGCCACGCTGAGCTATAATCTTCAGCTTGTCGGGATGCTTCTTGTCGGCGTCTCTTAACGATTGGATATACTCTTGAGTATAAATAGGCTCTCCGTTATCCAATTTTAATCCTGAAAATACTTCCTTTTGCATAAATATTCATTTAATACTGCAAAAATATACAATTTTTCTTGGATAATTGCATATTAATTCATATATTTGCAAAACAAAAGGTATATTTATACATTTTTTGAGGTGAAAGAACCGCTTCAGGATAACATTTTTAATCAAAAAACAACATGACAAGAGAAGAACTCTTAGCATTAGTCAACAAGGAACTCGGTAGTACCAAGTTGACAATTAGCGAGAAAACCATCAATGAAGAACTTGATGATGTACTCGAAGATTTTGGTGAAGACGAAGCTGCAAACGCCAAGTTGGTCACCAAGGTTACAAATCGCTTGAAACGCATGGACGGCAATCTCCATTCTGACGTTTCTCAGCAGGTTAAGGAATACAAGAAGAAGGCGAAAGAACGTCAGAAGGCAAAGGAAACTGAGCTTGACGAGGAAGAGCCGGAAAAAGACGAAATTCCTAACGAAGAGGATATGCCTGAGTGGGCAAAGAAGCTCATTGGTGAAGTCAAGAAGGAGCGTGAGGCGCGAGAGCAGAAGGAAGCAGCTGACGCAAAGAAGGCGTTGGTGAACTCCATTAAGGAAGGTCTTAAGGCTAAGTTTGAGAAAGCCAATATTCCTTTGAATTCGTTTTTCGTTAAGACAGCTTTGGATAAGCTTGAGATTCCTGATGGTGAAGCAGACATTAAGGATCTTGTCGGTAAGGCAGAGGTTCTTTACAATGCTGACCTCAAGGAAGCGGGTATCAATCCAGACACCAAGCCTCGAAGCGGAGGTGGCGGAGCCGGAGGAACCGGAACCGTAGATGAACACGAGTTCGATGATGTTGCAACTATCAGATCTCGACACAAGCCTAAGGACGAATAAAAATTAGTATTCAGGATAACAAATTTATTTATTGATTATGGGAACAGTTTCTCCTTATTACAGTGAAAGGATGAATGGTAGCGGCTTCTTGCCAGGTCGTTCCCTCATCCAGGCTCGTGGCGAAATCGGCGGTATCCGCTATGTATTCGTCAAGTTGATTGGCGCCGCAAAGGATGCTTTCCGTACTCCTACAACTGGTGGTAAGTTGCTCAACCCTTTCAAGGGTCCTGCAAAGATTTACGCCGGTGACTTCCTGGAGTATGATCCTGGCATCTATGGCAACGCAGGCGCAACTGTTAAGATTCTTAAGTCTTATCAGTGCGCAAAGGAGACCGGTGCTACTGACACAACTCTCCTTATTGTACGTGATGGCTATAAGCATATTCCGTTCATTGGAGACAATATCATGGTGGCTCCTGACGCTCTCGATGGCACAGGCACAGCAGTTACGGTTACAGGTGTTGAGAAGACAACCGAGGCAGGCGCAGACGTATGGAAGCTTACTTTGTCAGCAACACTCGGTGTTGTAGCAAAGGATGCGGTACTCGTTGAGGCAGCAGCTGCTGGCGACGCCCAGAAGCCTATGGTAACCAACCCTAACGGTTATGCTCAGTGCGACTACGACTTCCTGTTCACTCCAGGTAACGATTTCGAGGATGGTGCTCGCTATATGCTTACCCCATTCCTTGCTAACGACGACACCGTTATGTACATCGACAGGATGTCTCCAATCCCTCCTGCAATCAAGGCTCTCAACAAGAGTCGCGTTAACGGATGGTTCCATCTCTAATTATTAACCTTAAAGATTGATTCAGGATTATGGCAAAATTTGATTTTAATAATTCGCGACTTGCCAAGTTCTTCGGTTCTCAGGAGAACACGGCATATTTGCAGAGTTTCCTTGATAAAAAGGAAATCTTCTTCACTAACTACGGTTGGTACAAGACACAGGGACACAACGCTTCGTTCCTGACAACTACCGACAACTATGGCTTGGCAACATTCAACGTAAAGGCTCGCAAGCTGAAGGCAGCTCCTATGGCTGACCTCCGTGCTCCTCTCGGCGATTCTAATCAGATGGACAAGAACGGACATAAGTGGTACACCGCTTCTATCCCTGACTTCATCACTCCTGGTTATGTTGAGACCGCAGTTGAGCGTTATGCACGCATCAAGCAGTTTGAGGAGTTCGGTAACGACGCCGATATCTTGGCAGACTGGAGTGACGAGGTTCAGACCCGTATCGACTCAGTTGATGCAACAATGAACTTTATGACCGCTCAGTTGATGTCTACCGGTAAGATCGATTACTCTGGTATTGGTCGTGGTATCTCTACCCCATTGCACAAGGCTATCGACCCTATCGAATACGGTGACAACTTCATCAATGGCGGTGCTAAGAAGTGGGCTGACCCTTCTGCTACCATCCTTACCTACATGAAGGAGAAGGAAGCCAAGTATCGCGAGACCCGCGGTGGTTTCGATGGCGCTTTGGTCTGGCAGATGACTCGCAATACATTCTATAATGTATTCTTGAAGAACGCAGAGGTCCGCGAACTCGTTACCAATTACCGTCAGCTGAACTACATTGCCTCTACCAAGACAATGCCTATCAGCAAAGAGCAGTTCATCCAGGCATTCGTTGACTTCGAGGGAGTATCTCCTATCGAGATTGTTACCGAGAAGGAACGTAACCTTACTCATACAACCGATGAGTACAAGCAGGGTTGGTCTGACAACATCGTTGTTCTCCGTCCTGCCGGTGATGCCTGTGAGTTCGAGCGCACAGACAGTCTCGATCGTAAGTTGATTGAGTATGCTGGTAACAAGGCTATCTCTACCCTGTTCGGTACAACCAACGATGGTCTCGGTCTGCTCATGAACTCAGTAGTTCCTAACGGTAAGTACATGGAGTGGCATACAGACATCATGTTCTCTGCTTGCCCAGCTCTCATCGACTTCCCAGACCATTGCATTATGGACATTACCAAGACTGATTAATTTCGGTCTTGGAACTATTAACGTAACTAGATTGTATGACTATGGATTCGGAGATGAACATTTACACTGTGAACGACTACCTTATTAATAAGGTGAAGTTCGAGATGCCGATAAAGGCTCTGTTGGGCATCATGCACGACAGGGAGCTTGAAAATGGCATCGACCTCGAAGCCTGCGACAAGGACAAGGTAAGACTTGCCTATGCCGACATGCTGAAATGGTTTGTTCTTGGTCCGAGCAAGGTGAACAACACCTCCGATTCCGATAATGGATGGACTCATTCGGGAGGTGGCTATGACATGTCGGACAACGACAGGAGCGAGATGAAGGCAGAGGCTAACGCTATCTATGCAGAGCTGGAGCCTGATTCGATGCTAAAGAAGAAGTCCACCTTCCGGGTGACCTCCCACGGAGTAAAGAGGGCGAATTATTCTCCTTGGGGAGAACCTCTCCCTCACATCATCAAATAAGGCGTATGGAAAAGGAAAACATCAGAAACCCAAGATACCCTCACATAATCAAGATCGTGAGGAAGGTCGTCGGAAAAGCCGACCCTGATGACCCGTTTGCCGATGATGATGCTCCAGTTGGTGAGGACAAGGAAATCATTCTCTACTATGGCGAAGGCCGCAGTTACACCGATACCACTACAGAGGGAGACAAGAACGTCGACCAGAACAAGAGGAAGGCATCGATTCCGGTCAGATATGACGAATGGGATGCTGACAGATGTCCTCTTGACGGCGACACCATCTACTCCACTGTCGGCAACAACACAGAGGTAGGTATGGTTAAGGACTGCGAGCCGGATAATAACAGGACTGTTGTTTATTGGGACTTTACTAGGGTTTAGGCTATGGCAAAATACTTTAGCGGAAAGCGTCTGTCTCTTGGAGTGCAGTTCGAGCATCAGATTAAGCCAAGGGTTGAAAAGCTGGCGTATGACAAGATGCTTGCGATTATGCAGGAACTTGCTCACAGAACCGTCAACTATTTCAAAGAGAACAGGACGTTCTACAACATCACCGGTAACGCCTATACCTCGTTCTATGCAGCAGTGTATTACAAAGGAAAGCTCATTTACATGGTGCGTGCCTCGAAGGGTGAAAAAGCACCAACGAGAGTAACCCTTGCGGAAGGAGAGAGATACAATCTCCCGTTCTACTACGACGGAGGTGAAAACAAAGGCTATACCGGTAAAGTCGGTGGTGGTCACCAATGGGGTCCTAACCTTATATACGGACGTATCGGAAAAATCAAATCATCAGGAAAGGACTGGGCGCTCGTTGCGATATGTCCTGTTGAATATGCAGTATTCGATAAGGAGAACCGCATTTTCGAGACGGTTTACAACACATACGAGTCTCTTCCAGATATGTTCGATGCCTGCGTAGTGTACGCCAATAGTTCAACTTTTAACAAACTGTAAGCTATGGTAGATATCAAGCAGATATATTTCGACTTAGGAAACGCCGTAAAGGGTATATGCGACAAGGTGTATCCCAGGAATCGTCCTAAGGCTGTGGATACCAAAATAGGTAGCTACATCGTCGTAAGTGCTCCGTACACTATCAGGAACAACGAGATGAACTACGATGGCTCCTACAACTACTATACTACCACTATACAGATAGAGGTGTATGTAAGAGATAAGGCCTCCTCGGCGAATCCGAATGGTTTCAGTCCTGCGGAAATGGATAAGAAAGTCAAGGCGGTCCTCGAAAGATTCCCGATTTCTACAGACAACATCATCGTTACCAGGCCGAACGTTGCTATCCAGGCTGACGACGGCGCAGGTTTTTCCGTGACAATCATACAGGGAAGGTTACGTACTAGATAAGTATTCAGGTATAACAATTTAAAATATTTTAGATTATGGCTATGACAACTATTGACAAGATGAAGGACATTTTCAATGGTCCTAAGACTCTGCTCTACTCAAAGGCTATTACCGATTTGAGCAAGGCTACAGTTGACATCACCCCAGAGGTCGAGCTTCCGGTTACCGTTGACTCGCTGAAGGCGACTATGGATGACCCAACCATCAACCACTACAAGGTTATCGGTCTTGCTGGTGACTGGGCAACTACCGCAGAGCTCGGCGACTTCAATGTAGAGTTCGTTGTTCCTTCAAAGGCAAAGGACTTGCTGACAATTATGTTCGGCGAGGATGCTATCACAGAGCTGACCAAGGTTACTCTGAAGGGTACAGGTGACGCTACCCTCGACGCTACTACCGGCTTTACAGGTATCGCTGTAGAGCCTAAGAAGTTCAAGATCAAGGGCACTATCGTTATCGTTGACGACGAGAAGGAGAACCTCATGGTTATCACCAATATCGCTCTCTACGCTACCTTGCAGTGGGACAACTCAGGTACAGAGCCGGTTGCATTCAAGTTCTCTGGTTCTATCGAGGGTGCAGGTAAGCGCAGTATCGCTTGGCTTACTAAGGGCACAACAACTGGCGACGTGTAAGGCTTCTTTAGGTAATTAGATTCAGGATAACAAACCGTTGGGCGGCAGGCTAATCAACAGCCGTGCCGCCCTTCTTCATTTAATAGCATACAATCATGGCAGAAGAAAAGAAAATTGAGCAGCCTTCAGTGGACTTGCAGGAGTTGCTTGACAGCGTGCTGCACGACGAGCCTACCGAGTTCGTGTTCCGTGGAAAGAAGCACAAGCTCGGTTGGCTTCGCAAGGGAACCATGAGCAGGTGTTCCCACATCAGGGCAAAGGAGAAGAACGAATGGAAGCGCAACGTCAAGATTTGCGTCTGCATTCTCCTCAACAACATCTGGAAGATTCGATTCCTGTATTGGATCTACTGGCGATGGCTCTACTACATCAAGGATGTGGACGTGGCCGAGGTGCTGAGAGTCCTCGATGTTTCTAAAAAAAAAATTCCATCGAACGCATTCTCACTGGCTACCATATTAGCGACCGGGATGACGGACGTGATGATGACGATGACGAGGAGCGAAGCAAAAGCTATCCAAGCAGAACCAGCTGGGGAGCAGCCTTCTCACTAGCTGAGAAGTTCGGTTTCCTCTTTCAGCGTAAGTACTTCATCGCGGCCTACGACTACTGGTGGGGCTATTCATCAGCGCAGATTGACCTCATGGTAGCAGACCAGCCTCTTGTCGTCTATCCAAAGACCAAGAAGGAAGGTGGTCCGAAGAAGCATACCAAGAAGGAGATGGATGACCTCTACGACAGGTGGGTGGAGAAAAAGAAGAATGAGGGAAGCCTCGTTGGCAAGAAGATAAGTATTGCTGATTACTTAAACAATAAACTCTAGTTTTAAAATATTCAGGATATGGCAGGTGGAAATATGGGAGACCTCAGTTTCTCGCTCACTCTTAAATCGAGAATTGAAGAGGAAACCAAAAAGATTACCAAAGAATTAAACAAGATTGATGCTACTGGTAAACAGGCGCAGAATGCTTTGGAAGCAATATCCGAAGCAACGAAGGGTATTGGAGATAAGGGAGGTCAAGGTCTAAAAAAGTTAAACGACTTTGTTAAAGAATTACATCGTAACATTGGTGTATTTTCAAGCGAAGATTTCTTTAGTCCAAAAAAACTTCAACAGCTGGAATCTGTTCAGGACGGGTTGTACAAAATAGGCAGAATACTCGGAGAGGTGTCCAAGGAAGGTGCTGGATTCAACATATTCCCTAACAGTGTTTCCACTGAGGCAAACAAGGCAGAGAGAGAACTTCATAAGTTATCTTCTATTATTGACGAAATCAACAAACGCCATGGTGAAGGAATACAGATGTTTGGCGTCGATTCAACGAACAACATACGTCAGTCGTTGTCAGATCTGTCTAAATACAGAACTGAGTTAGAACAGATTAGGAATAACGGAGGTATTCATCCTATTACCGGACTCACAGCATCTGATGTCGTAAAGAATGCCGGATATCTCAATGCTATAGATGAAGCAAAGACTTATGCTAAAGTTGTAAAGAATGCTATCTTAGAAAGATACAAGACAGAACAAGATGCTGAGAAAAAGCGAAAGAAAGACGAGGCAGACGCAGCACGCGAGGCAAAAGCAAATGAGAAGCAGAGACAGAACGAGTTAAAGAACACTGAACGTCGATACGATTCTCTTGGCAACAAGGTTCGTCAGCTTCGTTCGGAATACAGCAGGGGTATCTCTATCGGTGCAGATGTGAGCAAGGCAGAAGCAGAGATTAACAGACTTCTTTCATTAATGAGAGCCCTTATAAATATCAAGGGAAGACTTAATTCTGAAAACTGGAAGGATAGCCTCGGTATGCTTGGCAATATCGGTAGTGGCCACGATACTACATTAGCTTCGAGGGCTCTTCAAGACCAAAAGGCAATAAACCAAGAGGTTCAGAAGGGTATCGAGCTTGAACAGAAGCGTCAGCAGGAAATTGCTCAGTCTGCCGCAAAGGCACGAAACGACCTTGCAGCAGCATTCGCAGGAGCCAACGCTGAAGCGAAGAAGATGCAATCCATAGTCGGAGACATCAAATCTCTCTTCTTACAGGGAGGTATTGTCTTTGGCGCGCAGCAATTCTTTAATTCAATCGTACAGACCGGTGGTGAGATTGTTCAGCAGCATGTTGCGTTACGCTCCATCCTTGGTGATGTACAGAAGGCTGACGAGCTGTTCGCTCAGACACAGCAGCTTGCGTTGCAGTCTCCATTCAAGTTTGGAGAGCTGAACCGAGATGTAAAGCAGCTGGCTGCATTCGGAGTCGAAGCAAATGACTTGTATGATACCACAAAACGACTTGCGGATATTGCATCTGGTCTTGGTGTAGACTTCGGACGATTGGGTTTGGCATTCGGCCAGGTAAAGGCTCGTTCTTGGCTCGATGGTAAGGAGTTGCGCCAGTTTGCTTACGCCGGTCTTCCTCTTTTGCAGAGAATCACTGAGCTTTATAACTCAGAAGGAAAGAACGGAAGGAACAATTATACCCAGGCAGATGTCAAGAAGATGATTAGTGATAGACAGGTTAGCTTTGAGGATGTCCAGAAAGTGCTTTGGAAAATGACAGACGAGGGCGGTCAGTTCTACAACATGCAGTTCGTTCTGTCCGAAACATTGCTTGGTCGATGGAATAAGCTCATTGATGCCTGGGACATTATGCTTGGAAAGTTCGCGGAAGGAAAAAATGTCGTCGGAGGTACTTTCTCCTTCATCATAAATAGAGTAACTGACCTTGTGTTAGCTCTGGACAAGCTGTCTCCTGCACTTCTTTCATTCGGAGCGGTGTTTGCTGCAAGGAAGCTCGGCGGTATGGCTTATTCTAAGATGGGTATTGGATCACTTGCTAAGAGTTATACTCAGCAGATGAATGCCCAGTTAAAGTCTTATGCTATCGAACAGCAGCAACTTGTTGTGGAAGGAGCGATTACGCAGAAGATTGCCCAGCAGAATGTGTTCAAGAGAGCTGCTATTCTGTCGGAAAAGCAATCGCTTGTCGCGAGCTACAATAGGGCTGCACTCGAAGGAAGAATGTCCGTATTGCAGATGCAACGAGCAGTCAAGGAAGGCTTGGTTTCTAAGGAGATAATTAGGCAGCTCGCATTGATGGGACAAATAACCTCCAAACAAGAGCAAATCATCTTGAATGGAGGCAGAATGTCTGCCGTATGGAGCATGACAACTTCAAAGATTGGAGGATTTTTCAACGCCATCGGTGGTTGGTGGGGGATCGGCATTACGACTATCACTTCATTGTTGATGGGGTACAATCAATGGTCAAGTCGAGTAAAGGAAGAAGAAAAGACGTTGATTGATGGAGCTAAGCAGAAATCCAAAAGCTACGGAGATTTCCTGTCTGGATTAGGTCCAAAAGACACGTCCAACCTTTCTTCGAAAGTTGACTCGATGAAGGAGATTCTGAAAAGTTCAGATGACTACACGGATTCTATCAAGCAGCAGGTTGAAAGCGCAGAAAGCCTGTCGAAACAATACGACATACTCAAAGAAAAAATTGAGGATGCGAAAAAAGCAAATGATGGCTTAGCTGATAAATATGGAGTTATAACGAATAACGCAACTTCAGCAACAGGTCTTGTCAATGACAATCTGTTCGATATGATCGGAGCTGATACTCCACAATGGTTACAGTGGTTGAATGGACTAACGAACGATGATATTGCAAAGAATGTGGAGCAAGCACAAGAATCTCTGTCTAAGTTCCAGGTGATGTTCGACGAGCTCGACTCTAGTACAAAGGCAAAAATGGAGGATTTTATCCGGTCTTTGATGGAAAACAACGAAGAGCTAGCAAACCAAATCAAGGGTCTGCCTCTTACTGAGCAGATTAGGATGCTTGCGGCTATTGGCGGAGATGATTGGGAAAAATTTGTCGACAAATTTGCAAATGGAAGCAAGGAGACAGAAAACTGGTTAAAGGAACTTGCAGAAAGAGCGAAGGATTCTAGCGATGATGTGTCCGAAATAATGTATGACGACGTGCCGAGAGGACTTGAGTCCGTCAGAAAACAGCTCGGATTGTCTCAAGATCAATTCCGCACGTGGGCAAAACGAAACCCTGATATTTTCGCCAGTATGATGGATAAGATGGCACAGAAGGCAAATATTACAAGCAAAACCATCTTGTATTATTTTCATTCGGCTATCAGTAAGCTCATGGATATGGACTTTTGGCCAGACGACAGTGGTAACGGAAAGAAAGGAAAGCCTTCGTACAACTCTGGCGTAAACACACCTTTCTCTGAGATCATAAGACAAAGACTTCACAAGAACGGGACTTTCACTGGAAGTAAAAAGAAAGGTAAGTTTTGGACGAGAGAGGTTGACAATGCGTTAAGGCAAGTGCAAGACCAGTCTTTCGAGACCACAGGTGAGAATATTCGTAAGGAGCTCAAGGCTGCGAGAAACGAACTTGATACGATAGTCAATGGAAAAGTAAGCAAGAATTCTTCTGAGTACAAGAATGCTAAACACAAGTACGATTTGTGGAAAGCTATCGCTGACGCAGGTTACATCTCTGACGATCTTGGAAAGAACAAGGTTACGGGTAACTTTGGAAAAGGCAAAAACAAGAATGGTCGCGAAGAAGATACTGAGCTCAAACGTTTACAGGAGCGTCTAAGCAGTCTTAAGTCTGCAAGGCAGATGTACCAGAAGTACAAGAGCATAATGTCTGATGAAGAGGCAAAGAAGAAGACTTACAATCTCTTCCCAGAGGTTACCGGTCTTAATCTTGACGACTATCAGAAGGCTGTCCATTCTCTCCTTGGAGGATTCAGTATAAACACCACCGAGAGAAAGAAGTTCCAGACTTCAATCTATCGTGAGGTTGCAGAGTGGCTCTTCGACGAGAAGGACAAGAAGGAGTACGAGAGAAAGGCAGCTGACTTCAATGAGTCCATGAACAAGCTGTCAGAACGTTGGGATTTGTACAAGAGCCTTCTCGAAAAGACAGGCAGCAAGTTCTTTGCTGAGTCCGCATGGATTGACGCTTTCCAGATGGATGACAAGACTCAATCTCTTATGGACGAGTATTACGCTCACTACCATGAGATATTCAATCTTCAGGATTCTCTCAGCATGACTGACGGAGAAGCTAAGGAAAAGCTTAAGCTACCAAATCAGTACGAAGAGTGGAAAAAAATTACAGAACTCCTCCGTGGTAATTATGTTAAGTCTTTGCAAGATGCCGCCGACATCATTGAGAAGACAGAAGATTATGAGGATAAAATCTTGAAGATAAGGGAGAGATACAACGAGCTTATCAGCAAGACGAATGATCCTGGCATCAAGGCGAGATATGAGATTCAGAGAGACAAGGAGATTGGTCAGGTTAAACTTGACAAGTTCAAGAACTCTTCTGATTATCTCAACTTCTACGGAGCCATCGTGTCTCTCGGTATGGATAAGGCTCAGACTATCGGAGCAAGAATCAGGCAGAATATCAATGAGGCTCTACAAAGCGGAGCCATTGATGCTAGAGAGTACGCCAAGGAAATCAAGCAGCTTGATGAGCAGTTATCGAAGCTGACGAGTCCAAAGAAGACTTTCCTCAATGGTGGCCTGAAGGGAATGGCTGAGCAGAAGATTTCTGATGCCAGCGAGCAGATGACCATCGCAGCAAGTAAAATTGCTGAAGGAAAGAAGGTTCGTGAACTTGGTCTCAAAATGGGAGACGAAAACTTCATCAAGCGTGGTGACAGCATGATTGCCAGCGGAAAGGCTATGATGAAAGCTGCTGAGATTCTGTTTAAGGATGGAACAAAAGCAAAGGAGTCTCTTGATAAGTTTGCTAACGTAGTAAGTATTATCGACCAGAATGTCCAGGGAATGAGTGAAGCATTCAATGACATCAAAGAGACTGCTTCCCTTCTCGGAGCTGACACTGAGTCTGATGGATGGCAGGACGCTTCTGCGTTCTTCGAGACATTCTCCGGCATGTCAAGTTCACTGTCAAAGGTGGTAACAAGCGCGGAGTCCGGCAACGTTGGTGGAATCCTTGCCGGTGTCACTGGCATATTTACCTCTCCTATTAAGGCGTTTGCAAAGGCTCATGATGCCAAGCTCGACAGACAGATAAAGCTTGCAGAGAGACAGCTGAATGAATTGAAGAACCTATCTAGCAATATCAGTTCCGTTATTGAAAAGACACTCGGTGGAATCTATTCTTACAATAGGTCTTCCGATGCGAATAAAAAGCTCAACGATGTCAAGAATGACTATAAGGCTTGGGATGCTTTTTCTAAGACCGATATTGGAAAGAATTTCTTTGGAGGTCACAACTTCAGTCACTACAGCAAGGAGACTTATGACGCTGTAATGAAGACAGAGACGAATCCTTCCGCATATGCCGACCAGCTCGCCCTACTCCACGCTCAGGAAGACGAATTGAGGAAGCAGAGACAAGCTGAGGAGGACAAGAAAAAGACGGACAAGGATAAGATTGCCGACTACGATCAGCAAATCAAGGAGATGCAGTTGCAGATTAAGACGTTCGCACAGGACTTTCTGAAAGACGTTTACTCTATCGATATGAAGAGCTGGGGAAATCAGCTGACTGATACTGTTGTGAGCGCATGGACTAAGGGGGAAGATGCGGTTGAGGCTTACAAGAATAAGGTCAAGGAAATGGTTCGCGAAGTTACGAAGAATATTGTATCTCAGAAAATCATGGAGAAGGCACTTGAAAAACCTCTCGAATGGCTTACAGGTATCCTTGATGAAAAGGGTAAACTTGATGAGACCGACATGGACGATTTTGCGGACAAGCTCTACCAAGTTGGCGAAAATGTAGTTCCTCAGTTAACCGGTATCTTCGATGCTCTAAAGGAAAAGGGACTTGATTTGAGAGAAAACGGAAGTTCCTCTTTGACCAATTCGATTAAGGGCATTAATGAGGAAGAAATCGGCCTTCTCGCATCGTACCTTAATTCCATCAGATTATATTGTGCAGAAGACAATGCGAATCTCAAGCAGCTGACGGAATTAACTAAATCTGTTCTACCTGATATAAGCGTAATCGCAAGGTCTCAGCTTACATCTATAAATCAACTCGTTACGCTTGCTGAGTACAGAAACGGTAGACTTGACGAGATATACAGCTGGATGCGCTCAATCACTAAGGAGACTGGCGCAAGAAGTATAAGGATTAACTAAAAGTAAAAGCTATGTTTGAAAAAAGAAATTTATCAGACAGAATGAAGAACGAGGCGGTTTCACTGGGTCTTTGTGCTCAGTGGACCGCCGAGTGGCACGACAACTCATCCAAGCATGAGATGGTCGAGAAGTTTGTTAAGGGTATCGACTTCTGTATCGGGAAGAACTGGCCTTCGACCAAAGATATGAAGAAGTACTTTGGTGATGTCATTCACGATCATGGTGTTTATGTTGACGAGAACGTTGACCTGCAAAATCCGAAGGTTGTCATCCTCAATGGAGAGTGTGTAGCAAATATCAGCTATGACTGGATGGACAGTGGAGAGATATACGTAAGACACAACTCTTCACTTTACCTGAAGGTTAAGGGATTCTCCAGGGTGTTTGTCAATCTGTTAGATGGTGCAGAGCTTCATGTTGAATGCGAAGATACCGCAAAGTGCTTCGTCTACCAATACGGAGGAACAGTCGTGAAAGCTACCGGACCAGTCAATATCAGGGATAGACACGACTTTAAGTTCAATTAATGCATATTTATGCGCATATTACTTGCATATTTATGTATTATTTTGTATATTTGCAATTATAAAAAGTTGATTTAAGGTATGAAAGATTATTTCAGGATATACATGCAGAAGGAAGGCGATGGGAACGAGGTGAAGGACTCCATCGCCGACTTCGGTATGTACGTTAGCGAGAGTCCGTTCAAGCCTTGTGATTCTGTCAAGGAACCACCGAAAAGGGAGTGGCACGATGAGCATGGTGATGACGAATATATCGGAAAGGATGGACTCTATATGGCAGCCTACGAGAATAAGGTTAAGTTTATGTTCCACGGCGAGGCTTTCGGCGCTAACGAGAAATGTAAGGCTTTTATTGATTACATCCGCAAGTCAGGCATGATGAAGATGTATTGCGACTTCAATAGAATCGGAAGACAGCATGTAAGACTTAAGGATATTGATCCAAACCTATATAGGGATCCGGATAACGAGGACTTGCTAGTCCTCTCTATTACTTTCAAGTTTAACGACCCTGTTACTGATATTAAGCCGATTAAGGATACACAGGGCAATATTTCAAATTTAGTATAGCATACAGATGAGCGTTTGGAATATTTATCATAAGGATGGCTCGAAGCTGACAGACGTTAACGGAGAGCAGATAACCGTTCATGGATTGGAGTACTCTGATTCCTGGATGGGTGAGTGCTTTTTGGCTATCAACTTCAAGCATGAAGTGCCTATCAACTTTCAGATAGGCGACTATATTGTCTATCGTGGCGAGCGATTCGAGCTCAACTACGAGCCGGGCAAAGATAAGCAGGCAAGACCTGACACCTACGGTGAGGGCTTTATATATGACAGCGTAAAGTTCAATGCTTTGCAGGACGAGCTTGCTAGGGCTGAGTTTCTCGATGTGGTATTGAACGACAACGAACTCCACTACACTTCCCTACCGAAATTCCCATTCTTCGTACAGACTTTGGACGATTTGCTCGACAGGATCCAGGCGAACCTCGACGAGCAGATTGGTGCGGGTCTTTGGAAGATTTACTCCCGAAACAAGGAACGATCCGTGCAGCGTGGAGCCCTCGAAAGTGAGTGGTTGTCGGTTTATGGAGAGAAAACCGAAGATAACGTCATCGAATCGATGTCTATTACAGTGGACTCACAGACCTGTTGGCAGGCCCTTGCGCTTGTGAACGAGAAGTGGGACATAAACTTCATAGTCAGAGGAAGAAACATCTATGTCGGTACTACAGGAATTGAGGCAGGGCATATCTTCTCTTATGGTATCGGAAATGGACTCTACGAGATTGTGCAGAACGCTGATTCTGAACAGAGCGTCATTACAAGACTGAGGGCTTACGGTTCCGAAAAGAATCTTCCATCCCATTACTATGCGGACCTCGGAATCAAGTATGTAGCGAATATTACAAAAGTCATCGGGGCAAGCACGAATGTTGAACTCGAATTGGACATCGATTATATAGAGACGTATTTCAAGAATAAGAGAAAATACGTCGTTTCCGGTGAATCTCAGGAGCAGTCTAACGGATGGGTCCTTCAGGTAACATTCGATTTCCAGACTATAATTACCGGTTATGTAACACAGGCATACGACTCTAAAAAATGTAGATTCTATTCTGAGCTGAAGGGAACACAGACTGACACCGGAGATGAGGTATCAAAGGAGAAGCTTGATGCGTTTATTGCGCAGGTCAATGCCGGAAATACAAAGATGTATATCACGTCTGGTCTCAACAAGAAAAATGTTCCTTCGTCCATGAAGGAATATGCAGAGAATCTCCCGAACAATATGTCCATCAACAGACTTATGTTGCCTGGATTCCCTCATGTATCTCTGAGTGATTTCTATGACTCGCTTACTGAACAGGAGAAGAAGTACGTGAACCCTACCGGGAAACAACACAGATTCTCTACTGACCCGCATAGACCATACATCGATTCCATCAACATCGATCAGATTGGTCTTCGTTCGGCATCACAGTTCTTTGATACCGATGATAAGACGAATGGAGTCGTAGAAATCTACCCTACTATCGAGGAGATGGAAATCGGTGGCGTACGTGTTGATGAGATTGATGAGGGTGTGGCTCCTGATGATGACGGAAGATTTGGCGATAATGATACAGTAAAGAATGTTGATATCTATCTTAAAAAGGCTATCGACTTTGATATCAACGACTTAAAGGATGACGACTTCTCCATCTCGATGAAGGATGGTATGTGTGGCGGACGAACATTCAAGGTGGCATCCTCTACCAAGGTAGATGGAAGATGGAGACTTACTATTGAGAGGAGCAAGGATGATGCTCTTGAGCTGTGGTTCCCATACAAGGACTACCCGATCAAGAGTGGCGACCATTTCGTTCTTACCGGCATCACTCTTCCTGATTCGTATGTAAAAGCCGCATCACTGAAGCTCCTTAAGTATGCTATTGCGCTCCTTGACAAGAATGACTACACAAGGTATGTCTATCAGCCTAAGGTTGACGAGCTTTTTATGGCGAGACAGCATGATAAGGCGCAGGCAGACGAAACCGGAACTATCAAGAGTCTGCACGATACCCTGAAGGCAGGCGACCTGATGAACTTCAATGATACAGACCTCAATATCGAAGGAATCATCTCTATCGATCAGCTCACTATAAAGGAAGAAGATGGTAAGATTCCTACCTACGATATAACTCTTCGTGAGGACAAGGAGGTTGGAACTATTCAGAAGATGCAGCAGCAGATCTCGTCTCTTCAAAGCGGAAATGGCGGAACCGGAGCAGGATTGACAACTACACAGGTCAAGAATCAGGTCGCAACAGAGGGAAGTAAGCATTTCCTGTCAAAGATAAACGATGACACCGCTCACGGAACTATCACTTGGGAGAAGATTCAGAAGTTCTTGCAAGGATTGACAGCAGAAGACTTATCTCAATTTAGGAAGGGTGCGACCTTCGGAGAATTTATTCAGGGAATGCTTTTCGGCACGGGCGGAAGGATTGACGAGCTGGGCAATGCCGAGTTTGAGAGCATCACATCCCGAAGCTCTATCATCGCCAAGGAACTCATCGTGAACCGACAGACGGCGATGGAGAGCAATTTCGTCTTCACAGAGAGTGGAATGGTTGAGACTGTTACAGAGATTCCAGCGGCAACTGAAGGCGGCAATGTAACTTACGACTTGAAGCTTCAGAAGCGGTGGGATAACGACTTTACGGCATTCAGGGAGAACGATGTTGTCTTAGCTTCCATCAATACTCTGGCAGAGAACGGCAAGTATTATGATATGTGGCTGCGAGTACTCTCGGTCAATACGGTAACGAATACCATCACGGTTGTATGCTATCCAGACAACGAATGTCCTAGCAAGAAGAATTATCCACCCTGCGAGCTGGCAAGATTAATACGCTGGGGAAATGCAGTGGATGAAGACAGACAGAGCTGCTGGTACATATCATCGTCTGAGGGATTGCTTGTATGGCTTGACCATGTAACAAAGCCTATCATTGACAAGACGAACTACTCTCTTGCGTTGGGTAAGCTTCCAGATGCGCTATCGTTCCTGTTCCAGGACTTCCCTACCGCCAACAAGCGTGATGGAGCGTTCTACGCTAAGTGGATGATGGCTGCATCATTCCAACAGATAGATTATCAAGGAAATCCAATCTACACGACAAGAGACAGAGGTGTTTGGAGCTTGACTGTGGCGCAAGGCGACAACCCTTACCGCAATGGTGACAGAACGATTGATACCGTCTATTACCTCGGGTGCAAGTGGAAATGCCTAGAAGACAAGACTACGAAGCCTCCAACCTACTCCTCTACAGCTTGGGCTTTCATGGAGGGCAACCCTTACTTCACGATCGAAATGTTATCATCGAAACTGTGGAACTTCCGTCTAAACGACTTGATGGCAACGAACGCTGATGGCTCTTGGAAGGTATTCACTACGTTATCTGTTGTCGGAAGGCTCTATAATCAGGACGTGACGGACTCGATGACCAATGTTGCATGGACTAGGGACAGCGGAGACCCAACGGCAGACAACAAATGGGCACTCTCTCACGCCAACTGCGGATTGTCGGTTGATTTGACCTATGAAGACCTTGGCGGTGCAGCATTCAAGATAGGTAGTGTGACATTCCGTTGCGAAGCGCAAATCAAGGATGGCGAGACGATGTATTCCGAAGATGTGAGTGTTGTTTTCTGATTAATGTTGAACTTTTAAAATAAATAGAATATGGCTAAAGAATTAGCGGTTAGCGTTGACAAGATGATGGAGATACAGCCTACGGCTTACTCTCAGTCCGTCAGCATAGAAATAGTTGGAAATATCATCAACAGACAGCAGTATGACGGTATCGAAGGCTCATTCTCTCCAGACTTCTCTATTCGCCCTTGTACGATGTTTCCAGCCTGCTATCTCATTGACCCAGATAATCCAGGCGAGACTACGACCTGTAACAGCCGTCTTGATTCATTTAAGTGGTCTGAGGTAACATCTAGCGGAATTATTGTCGTTGCTACAAGCGAGAATGCAAGTGTGAAGGCTGGATATGAAGCCGTAAGGGAAGGAACGAATAAGGGAACTCTCCACATTAAGCAGAACTCGGTATTAGGTAAGCCACGAACAATGCGATTCGAGGGAAGCTGGACAGACCCAGTTTGCGGATATAAGTACACATTCGTTGCTAACAAGGCTCTCTATCTTGAAGACTGCACTAACGCAAGAGCGGAGATTATGCTGGATAGTCCACCTACTGTGCTGTGGAATCCTATCAAGCACGCTGCATCTAAGACCCTTACTGCAAGGATTATGGTTGGAGCTAAGGATAAAACGGCAGACGGCAAGACGAGGATATGGTGGTATCGCATTCTTGACAACGGAACGAAACAGCTCATTTCTTCCGTTGATGATGCCGAGAACTACGAGATTACCGCAATGACAAAGGGCGCGAACGGACAGATTTCGTCTATCACTATTGATTGCGATATGATAGGCGAAGGCATCGGATATGAGTTAAGAGCGTGCTATATCTATAGCGGCAGTATTCCTTCGTCCCCCCGTGATGCAGATGCTCGTAAGGTTACGTACATCAACAGAACCATTCCGCCGCTCACGGCTCAGTTCATCGGTGACGGCTTCGGACTCAATGAAGATGCGACATCTGTTGTCTGCCAAGCCGTGGTTAGTGACAACAACGGAGTCATCGAGCCCTTCGTGTGGAAAAAGGTGCTGAGAGCCAAGTGGCAGAAGGTTACATACGGCAAGAGCGCGGACAATGGCGTTACTACAATGACGGAGAGTGTGGAGGTATTAGGTTACGGTGAGACGTTTCCGTGTCCTTTCGAGGCGAAGAAGAGCATTCGTCTCACTATCGAAGACAGAGGAGCTTACGAACTTCTTGTTGATGAGAACGGAAATGCCCTTGTGGATGAGAATGGAAACTATATCATATCAAGGGAGATTGATGAGAATAACGGATAATGTTGTCTAACTTTAAAAAAAATAAAGAATTATGAAATACTACGTTAAGGTTACAAAGCAGGTCGCTGAGAAAATTATCAGAAGCGGAGTTCCGCTGACAATGACAAGTGACGGAAACTGTCTGCTCTACCAGAGTGAGTTGAATGATGTTGATGGCGTGAACCTCAATGAGAGAGCAGCCAATGTCGGCGGCTCGCTGATAGCTGAGAGCGATGCCCTTGCGGAAATCAAGGGAACTACCGATACTCCTGCCTCCTGCTACACTCCAGTCGAATTTGGCGGCGAGGGCGATACAAGAAACAATGACTATATCGGTTCGGGTGGCGGTGATACCCCGTCTTTCGAGAATACAGACACTAAAGAAGAAAGCGAGGTAAGCGATGAGTAAAGCTACGGTAACAGGACAGATTGTTGTCACATCTAATGGTACTACGTTGCACCCAATCTTGCAATGTAATACTGGTGATATTTATCAGAATTATGATGGCAACCCAGCGTCACCATCCAACGTTGTGCCTAATTTCGAAGCGAGCGGTGCGACCAAGCCGAAACTGGTAATGCAGGCATATTCAGCAGAACAGGGTGCTGGTAACTCATTCGACCTTTCTAAGGGTTCTCCTACTTGGATAGTGGCTGGTGTAACGCTGACTTTCAATGCTTCCCACGTCTCAACTAATACAATCGGTGGAACGTCTGGGCATTTCACAGAAGGCTCTGATGCAAGCGGAAATCCAACGCTCACGGTCAATAAGAACCTTATTAATATTAATGGTGGCGATTCGTTCAACATCATCTGTAAGGTCAGCGTATCAATGTCCAACACGAGCGTTACGCTACAAGCTATGTATCCAGTTTACATAGCCGAGGGTGTGACTGATTCCAAGCGAGTGAACATTATCGCCACGTCGGACAAGAATCTCTTCACGATTACGGAGAAGGGCGGAACCTGTACTGTCAAGGCGCAGGTGACAGATGGAAATATGGTTACATCTACTGGATATACGTTCAAGTGGTATCTGCCAGATGCTAGTGGCGGATGGGTACTCAAGCAGGACAGCACCTCCGCTACATTCGCCATCAACGAGACGGACGTGGATTCTTCAATCATCGTTAAGTGTGAAGCATACAAGGGTAACGACTTTTATGCTTCCGACACACAGACTATCAATGACGTATCAGACGAGTACATTATTTATCCGAACCCTACAGACGGCAACGACAACCCTGTAGCAGAGAACTTCAAGGTGAACTCAGGCGGCAAGATTGTCTATAAGCCGTATATGCGCAAGAGAGGTTCAACGGCCAATGAGACAGGAGTAACATTTTCGATGTCTCTCTATTCCAATGCTGGCGTGCCTATCAACTCTGCTATCACGAAGTCGGGCAATACGTTCACGATTACAGAAGCTGGTATCAGAGATTATAAGGGTGCGGTATATTCCATAACAGGAACTAAATAGTATAGCTATGGCAAAGGTGTTGGCAATAGTTACAGGCTCTATATCTTTCTCGCAGAGAGGAGAAAAGGGCGAAAAAGGCGATAATGGTGTTGGAGTAAAAGGCTTCAACACTTACTATGGCTTGTCTAGCAGTAAATCGTCTCCGCCTACAACTTATAGCTACGATACACTTTCTGAGACTATAATTTCACAAAACAGTGAAAAATACGTATGGAGCGCAGATAAGGTTCTCTATACAGACGGAACTGGCGATGATTTTATCAACGCATACTGCATCGGCAAGTGCTCGGATTTGACTTCTGTGAAAGAGCAGTACGGTACATCTACGTCTGCGGGAACAAAGCCATCATCATGGGGGTATTCCTACCCTTCCAATCCTGCAAACGGCACATACGTATGGAGTCGTGATGAGATTGTATGGGCAGGGGACAACAGTACAACGCATTCCGATGCGCAGCTTATTGGTTATATTGCGGTCAATGGTGCAACTGGCAACGGAATCAAGAGTACCGAGGTGACCTATCAGATTGGCAGTAGCGGCACTACTCCACCTCAAGGTACTTGGAGTACGAGCGTTCCGAATATTACGGATGCAAATCCATATTTGTGGACACGCACCATCTTCAAGTACACTAACGGGAGCAGCAGTAACCCTTCTTACTCCGTAGCAACGAGGGGTACAAAAGGTGCTCTGATGCGTGAGCATGACGGATTTGAATCAGGAAGCTACAAGTACTTGTCTGGTTCGGGTGCAGAAGCGTATATTGATGTTGTATGCATAAATAGAAAGTGGTATCAGTGTACAAGTACTTATACATCCTCCTCACCTAACGTGACTGACGGACACTGGTCGCTGATGAACAATTACACGTCAATAGCAACTCATCTTCTTCTTGCCGAGAATGCTACCATCAATATGCTCGGAAGTAATCAGATTAACCTGTACACTCCATCAAATGGTGCGATGTTTGGATCGTTCAGAGTGGTTGAGGATGTTAACGACTGGAGTCTTTGGCTTGGTGGTAAGGATGGGAATTCTGCTTCCTTTGCAGTGACACGTGGTGGCGCAATAAAGGCTACAGCTGGAACCATTGGCTCTTTCATCATAAAGGGATCGCAGGGAGGTTATTACGAACTTTACGCTAACTACGGAGGAGTTATAAATTTCAGTGCACCATCGAGTATTTCGTTGAACTCGCGAGGTATATCTGTATCTACAGGCGTTCCGGGGAATGGGGCGCAGTTCTTCTTCGGCAATACCGAAGATACCGAAGGTACGCCGTCTTGGACTAACGGAGCGTTGCGTATAATGTTAAATACACCAAAAGGTGCAAATACAGACCAAAGTGCTGCGTACATATCAGTTATTGGTACGTCTGGCTATACGGCAAAAGCTCTTGAACTGTCTGCGATGGGCGGCACGAAAAGCCACGCTATCGCTATAAACAACGGAGATGTGGCAGGTCTTAGACCATCTTTTGCTAATATAGCATCGAACTACACTCTTACTGAGTATGACCACACGATTGAATGCTGCAATTCCTCGGTAATCACAATTACGCTGCCATATTCTCCGAAATACGGGCAATGCTATACTGTCATCCAGCGAGGAGGTAGGGTGATTTTTTCGTCAAGCAAAGGTATCTACGATGCACGTTCCACCGTTACGGGCACGACTTGGAACTCAGATTCGAGAGGGCAGGTAAGTTGGATATGGTATAATGGTAGCCAGTGGATAGTAAGTTATGTGGTAAGTTAAAATAAGTTATATATGAAAATAAAATTTGAACATTTGGAAGTATTTATGACACTCGATAAGAATCAGTGTCAGGTAGTGAACGCTCGCAAGCAGATTGCCAATCTTATCTACTCGCAGGGTGCAGGTCTTGGATTGGCAGGACAGGCTCTTGCCGTTAAAATGTGGAACGGAAGTGACGATACCGAGTACACCGATGACGAGGTAAAAATCATCAAGGAACTCGTTGAGCGCACTACCGCTCCCTGCTTCATTGATGCAGTGAATGCCGCTATCAGTAATGCGGCATCGGCAGATAAGGGAAATAAGTAATAATATCATTTTAAATACATAATATTATGGCTATAAGAACAAGAAAAATCAGTGATTGGCTATCTGTTAACGGGCAAGCCATCACCAATGCTTCAGCGGCTAGCATGAAGGCTTATCTGGAGCAGAATCTCCGTTCATTGCAGGATGGAGTGTATATTGGTAAGATACAGAAAGAAACTTGGGGCAGCTATACGAGATGCGAAGCATGGCAGACTACTAGCATCGGAATTAGTAGAGCTGATGCTGATGCTGTCGTAGTTCAGCACGGTAGCACACGTATTGGTATTGCCTTAACAGAACCTAGTGCTTCAATGAAATGGGGAAGCGTACAGAATGCTAGTTCTGTCGGGTATCAGACATCAGACGATTGGAGTCTCCTCGATGGCAAAACTAGAACAGCCGCTATTATGGCGAGCAGTTATTACAAGAGCGATTCCCCTCAGACATACGCAGTTGCTTACTGTTACAACTACTCAAAATCACATACGGGTGACCCAGGAGGAGGAGACGTTAGTATTCCAGCCAAGTCTTGGCATCTCGCTGCTACAGGAGAACTCGAAATTATCCGCTCTCATTTCGAGACTATCAATCTTGCCTTGCAGCGAATCAAGAACGCAGGAAAGCAGCAAGCAGATTTGCTTCAGCGGACGTATTACTGGTCGTGTGTTGAGAATTCGGGCAGCGGTGCGTGGTATCTGGGTTTCGGCAATGGCGGTCGGAGCTACAACGGCAAGGTTGACAATTCGCTTCGAGTTCGCCCGGTCACAGCATTTTAATCATTTTATCTCTTTATCTCTTTACCTCTTCCGGCCGTTAGGCCGGCAAGCAAGATTGCTGATCAAGAGGAGTCTGGCGGCTTATGCCGCCAGACTCCTGTGCCCCCTCCGCAAAGGAACATGCAGCAGTTTTTTTGCATAGCTGAGGTATTTTGATATACGCATATAAAAGTTACAAAAAGAATAAAGCAATATCACGATTTATTAGCAGTAAACCGATAGAAAATTATGGCTTTAGCAAAGGATTTACAGATATACAAGGATACTTTTGAGTTGGTCGATAAGCTCACGACTATGAAGGTTGGTTTTCCGAGAATGTATCGTTACGATTTAGGTGAGAAAATGACAAGCGTTGCTCTTGAACTTTTCGAGTACATTCAGCTGGCGAATATGTATGCGGATAACCGACATCACTACATGATGGGATTCCGTGTCAAGTTTGAACTCCTTAAAACAATCCTTCGTTTGGCTTTCCGGAGAAAACTCTTCTCGGAGAAGCAGGCCGCGGATATTTGTCGGTTAACTACCATCATCGGCAGACAGGCTACAGCTTGGGGAAATTCAAAGAAAGGTTAGTCCTGCTTTGAATAAAGCTAGAGTATAATTAGGTTAAGGCTTATTATAGAATGTGATTCTTCATAAATAATGGTCTCGCTGCTGTCAAGTCGTATCATCATTTGTTCGGTGTAGCGAAGCAGCTAAGATGTATAATAAAGAGCGAGAAAATAGCGGACGAATTACTGGTCGTGTGTTGAGAATTCGGGCAACAATGCGTGGAATCTGAATTTCGACAATGGCAATCGGAACAACAACGGCAAGGTTGACAATTCGAATCGAGTTCGCCCGGTCACAGCATTAGTTTGAAGAGTTAGGGAAATAGGAACAATTATGGTAAAGGAAGAAGATATATTAGAGGCTTACGAGAATTGTCTTAAAGATAAGGCATCATCTCCTGATGCTATCAGGTTTATTGTAAATCTCTTTGAAAATATCACAGATTTAACTGATGCTATCAACTCTCGTACCTACGAGCCGCTTCCATCCATAACATTTGTCGTTTCTCGGCCTGTATATCGGGAGGTATTTGCTGCTAATTTTCGTGATAGAGTTATTCACCATTATATTGCTTTACGGCTAGAACCGCTATTCGAGGGTGTTTTCAGTGATAGGACGTATAACTGTCGCTGCGGCAAAGGGCAGCTCTATGGAGTAAGGCAGCTTGCAGAAGATATTAGAGAATGTTCTGAGAACTTCACTAAGCCGTGTTGGTATCTGAAATGCGATATGAGAGGTTTCTTTATGAGCATACCTAGAGAAGAGCTTGCAGACAAAGTGGATGCGTTTATTTTAGATAATTACAAAGGAGATGATATGGAAGACCTGCGCTACTTGTCTCGTGTCACGATAATGAATGACCCGACAAAGAACTGCATCAAACGCTCTTCCGAAGAGACCATGGCAAAAGTACCGAAAGGCAAAACTTTGCGAGGAGCAGAGAAAAACCACGGTCTCCCTATCGGCAACCTTACAAGTCAGCACGATGCCAACTTCTGGCTCAATGATTTTGATTGGATGCTTGAGATAATTCTGCATATCTATCACCACGGAAGATACGTGGATGATTTCTTCCTGATTCATCAAGATAAACGGGTATTGTTAGCTTCTATCCCTAAGATAAGGAAATATCTTGCCAATATAGTCGTTACCTTGCATCCGAGGAAGATAGAACTGCAATCCGTATATAAGGGTATTAAGTTTACCGGTATGGTTGTGAAGCGTGATAGAATTTATGTTAGTAATCGTATGGTAAGCAACTTTAAACAACTGGTACATCATATGAATACATTGCCCGATGACTACACGATAGAGGAATTGCAGCACTACGTTTGTTCTATCAACAGCTATCTAGGGTTGATGAAACATTGTGATAGCTATGATATCAGAAAGGGCGTTATACTGGAAATGGATTTGAGATTCTATAAACACCTTTATATTAAAGGTCATTATGAATGTGTCTGTATCAAGAATAAATACAAGAGAGATATAATTAATCGAAAGAAGCTAAAGAAACACAACAGCAAGGATTTCGATTTTCTAATGAATAATTACTATGAATCAGATAAAAAGAACACTAGAGAGAATCCCGACCGAGAAAGAAATCAGCCTGCTTCTTGATGAAGGGTATGAGGTTGAGGTTTATATGAGAGACAGAGAAGTTGTTATGGAGACAAACGAACCACCGTAATACTATTGTTACCATTTATGCTGTTTTTGGCAACAGAGCTGTGGTAACGAAACTTACGGATTGTTACATTTTATAAAGTTTAACACAAAAATCAATCAAAAACCAATCACTTATCTTAGGAAATGCGTATCTTTGCACCATTAAACTTATGAACCGACATTTAAAATCAACGAATTATGACTAAAGAAGACGAAGCCGAAGTCCAACGGCTATTAAAGAATGTGGACGTTACCGAGCTGATGGACTTGATTATGAAGCATGGAAATCGGTATAGCAGAAGAATACTGAAGTTCTTTCGATGGTTCTGTAAGTATGTTCCAATCACGCTTATGCTCTTCCATGCTTATGGAATGTGGGATTTCTCGCAGCATCCAAGGGAAATGTTCATAACAAACAATGAGAATTTTCCCTGCTATCTCTTCATTTACTTCATGATTTATATTCTGCCAATGGTTTTGATATTGGCAAGCAGGTTCTTCTTCCTATGTTGGAGATACAGAATACCATTCTTTTATTTCTTCGGTATCAATGCGGCTCATATCGTAGAATGGAGTTGGTACACGACTAATAATATGATAGATTCCTGCTTTACCGTAATGATAGTAACGGCAATATTTTATATATACGGATTCTTTGACATGTTTGTCAGTCGAAGTAAGTTAGGACGTAAAATCTGTGCGTGATATGGAAAAGATATTGAATTATAAGATACTCGGCACGGCTTTGAAATCATTGGCTGACGCTTGCTTTAAGGCTGATGAGCAGCAGCGAAATGGCGAGAAGGTCACCGCTTGCGGAATGAGTGACGATGACCTGGATAGATTGTGTGACATCATACCAGATATGCTCAATCCGATGCTATCTACCGAGGAGGTAAAGGAGAAATTGCACGTTTCCGATGCTACCCTTAACAGGATGGTTGCTAGAGGTGACATTCCGAATGGCGAGTGCAAGAAGCGAGGACACACCCGATATTGGAAGAAGTGGGATATTCTGCACTTCATTAAGAGTAAGAGAGGTAAGTGATTGCCTCTCTTTTTTATTTGGTACAATATAATAGACAAAAACACACATATTTCCTCTAAAAATATACACACATTTTGCCTTAAATTATACGTAACGAGATATGACACTACCTACTATCACCTTAAATCATTGATAATCAAATACTAAAAGAAAGTGTGATAGAGTTATATTTGCTCTTCCCTATTCTTTGTACCTTTGCATCCGTAACGTTACAATAGTGTTAGTTAATATTAAGGATAACTTAAAAAGATTGTATCATGGAAATGACAGATGCAAAGGTCGTGGAGAAGAAAATCTACGAAGATGGAAAGAAAGAGTATGCCAGCAAGGGTTTGGCAGGAACGGCTCTCGGAATTGGCATCGGCGGCTTGGCTTTAGCTTTGCTCAACGGCAATGGTCGTGGTGTATTCGGCTCTCTCGGTGGCAGCAATATGCCTGAGAACGTGAACATCAACACTTACGGAGCTAACTCAAGCTCAAATCAGCCAACCGCCTTACAGGTAATGGAGAAGGAATGCGCTGATGAGGTGAAGCTGCTTACTGATATGTTCGGTTTGAAGCTCGACACCGCTAACAAGTTCTACGCTATGCGTGAAACTGACATCGCAGAGAAGTTCTCTATGTATAAGGGTGCTACAGAGGCTATCAACGCTGAGAACCGCCGTGCAATGGAGGCAGAGTTCGGTCTTTACAAGTCTCAGATTGATGCGGATTTCGGTCTGTACAAGAATCAGAGAGACCAGTATGATGCGTTGCAGGCTAAGTATTGCGACCTCGACAAGAAGGTAGCCGTTATGGAGGCTCTTACTCCTTACAAGGAGAAGCTGATGATGGCTTACGTGAACGAGAAGTGCAGTCGCAAGATTGATGGTGTTCTCGGACTCCAGAGTGCTCCTACTGTTACAGTTCTCCCATCTGCAAGCATTTGCGGATGTGCTGCAACATCAACTCCCACTACAGGAGCGTAACAGGGCAAGAAAGTCTGTAAAAAGGACTAAAAAGAAATGAGTTGGTGAGTGGTGTTTGCCCTCGTGGTGGATGCCCTCTCACCTCTCTATAATATATCACCAACTTAAAGATATTGATTATGATGAATTTCGGGAACAGCCCATTATTGGATATGGGTACAAGTCAGCAACAGCCGCCGATGATGGATGCCGAGCTACAGAAGATGTATGAGGCTATACAGCAGAAGCGAGCATCTATCAATATGCAAGCGCAGCAATCGCCCACCCCACTTTGGGATGAGATTGATAAGATTGAGGACAATCTTACAGGCGCACAACGTCAGTACTTGATGCAGAATCAGGAATACGTTAATAGCTTGCAGTATGTGTCTAAGCTAGTGCAAGACGAGGAATTGCGCATCATACGCCCTCGTATCGAAAGCACTCAGCAAGGGCAGGAAGCATTAAAGAAGCACTTATCTTTGATGCAGCGTTTGAGAAAAGAAGTAGCGCAAGCAGAGGAACAGAAATCTGCTATGCTCAACGATTATATGACTAACCACAGCGACAAAACTTGGCAAGAATATCTTGTTTGGTACAACAAGACAAAGAAAGGAGAAAACAAAAAATGAACGTAACAGAATTGAAAGAAAAACTGCTTACATCGCTTGACCTGTGGGCAGATGCTAGAATAAGTGATATGGTGAAGGAGAACCCTGCACTGGCTATCCCTTCAGTGTATATGAAGCGAGCATCGCACAATATCATCGCCAAACACAAGGATAGTTGGGGCAAGAGCATTGACAACGCTACCATGTTCATTGCCGATGAAGACGGCAACATAGATGCTGATACCATATTCTCAGACCTCATGCAGATGCTAAAATCCGTGGAAGATTACAAATTCGATGTAGGTTTTATTCACGGACATATCGACAAAGGAGTTGTGTCTATTGACCTGCCAGATGGAATTGCCACTGCTATCCTCTTTGGAAGCAAGCGAAGCATCAACTTCACAGAGGAGGACTTTGTAGAGTTGAAAGATTTGATAATAGGTTAAAATATATAAGATATGGAAGCAAAAGAGATTATGAGTAAGTTTGATGAGCTTTATGGTATAATGGCTTCATCAACCAACGTTAAGTATATGCACGTATTCGGTAACACGATGCGCTGCATGATGAAGGATATGGCATCCAAACACCCAGAGTTGGCGCAAGAGTATCTTGATAAGCTGTGCGCTATCAAGTGGAAGAACTATCTCACCAAGAAGGAGGCTTCTGAGATTGTAAACGGTATGAATCCACCTGCCACTTGGGATATGCAGACATGGCTCAATGCTATGACCGGTCTCGGACTTGCGACAGAGGAGAAGCCTTACTACAACGATTACGCTTTGTACGTTGCAATGAATCAGGTTGTGAGCGACCACGGATGTACAATTGCCAAGATACTCGGCAAAGAAGATGTTAAGGACATTGGTACAGAGCATCTGGTTAAGTATGCCAACCACCTTGCACTCGACTTGTTAAAAGACAAGGATGGCGTATACGACATCAGAGATTATTTTCTGAAGTAACATCAAAAATATACGGTTATGAAAAAGGTATTCGAAGACATTATAGCTAGCAATGACATGCAGTCTATCAAGAACTGTGTTACGATCATGGCAGATTGTTGCGAAGTTGGAATGAATGACAGCGTAATGCTTGATATGATGAAGCAGGTCAATGGAGAGATTGGTGCGTGTCATTATGACGAAGAAATGGCAGATATGCACCTTTGTCTCATTGAGCAGCTTCACACTAAAGACGTTGCCAAAGACTATTGGCACGAAGTCAAGAACGACAACATTACCATTAATGATTGGTGCGTTTTGTGGGGTGAAATGGTAAAACGCAACGCCGGAAAGATTAAGAAGTGGTTCCCGAAAATCAACACGCTTGATTTCGAGAGAAAGATTTTCGACGAATGCGTTTCTTTCCTGGAAAACGGCGGAATGCCATATTATGATCTGAATATCTGATTTTTTTTTCGTTATTCTGAATGAAGTTTCGGTTTTTTTTGCTATCTTTGCATCAAAAGACCGAAACTTTATTTTTATTAATTATTCAGGATAACAGATTATGACAGATTTATTAGATTCATCACAGATTCGGCAGATAGGTGTAACTATATTTTCAGCTATACTTGCCTTTGCAACGCCAACAGAAGGCTTCGTTTTGGCGCTGGTTATCGCCTTCGGCTTCAATATCTTCTGCGGTATGAGGGCTGACGGCGTGAGTGTTGTGCGATGCAAGAACTTTTCTGCATCGAAGTTCAAGAACGCACTTTTAGAAATGCTCTTGTATATTGTTATTGTGTATGTCATGTATGGAATTATGGTAAGTTGCAACGACAATACACAAGCTTTATTTGTGATTAAGATGCTTACATACATATTCTGCTATGTGTATCTATGCAACGCATTCAAGAACCTCATTAAGGCGTACCCTAAAAATATCTCATTCAGAGTTGTTTATTATATTCTGAGGTTTGAGTTTGCGAAGGCATTGCCGAGCTATTGGAAACCGATTATTGACAGACTCAACAATGAGTTTGATAAAAAAGAGGAGGAAAATAAAAATGGAAGTACTAATTGATAGAGCTTGGAAAAAGGATGGCTATACTATCAGCCGTCTTTATGTCAACGGTGAATTGTTCGGCTGCAATACTCTTGAAGATACTGATAGAGGATTGCACCAAGATATGCAGCTTGAAGAAATCAAAAAGAAGAAGGTTTATGGGCAGACTGCAATACCAAGCGGCAGTTATGAATGCGTATATACATATTCTAACAGATTCAAGAAGATGTTACCGTTATTAAAGGATGTACCAGGGTTCGATGGTATCCGTATTCATTCCGGTAACTCTGCAAAAGACACAGAGGGGTGCATTCTTTGTGGTAAGAATGATAAGAAAGGTTGGGTTAGCGATTCTCGATTATGGACTAGCAAGTTCATTCAGGCCATGAAGACAGCTTGGGATAAAAAGGAAAAAGTAACGATTGTAATTCAGTAGCTTATGAAACTGATAGATAAGATAACAAAGGTTGCAATTGCCATTGCAGTAGCAATGCTGATTCTATCAATGTTCTGTAGATGTAAGGCGAAAGAACGTGTGATAGAGAAACAGACATACATCACCGATAAGCATAACGAGGCTAAGTGGGATTCACTCTTTAACGCAAGGCTTATTAAGGAACTGGAATCATATAAAGTATCTCACAAGGAATCGGTGAAGTCTACAACGAAAGAGAAGACCAATATAAGGGATAGTACAGCTTCGAAATACGATGCGAACGGAAACAAAGTCGGCGAAGACAGATTTCACTACGAATTTCACGAGATATCACAGGAAGATGTACAGATACTGAGAGATAGTATTTCGAGCCTTAAGGAATACAAGGATAGTGCTGCGATATATCATAGCAAGTGTGACTCCTTAATCTCAGTGATAAGTAAAATATCGAAAGATAAAGTATATGTCGAGAGACAACTATCAAAGGCCGATAAAGCTTTCTTGAACATAGGTAAGATAGCTTCAGTTTGTCTTTTTATAGGCATTCTCGCATTTTTAGATTGGATATACTGGAAGTCAAAGCAACACAAACGTTCTTAGTTTTTTCTAATGTTTTTATTTAGTTATTAGTTGATTTACAAACAAAAAGGGGTGACCGCACGCGATGTGTAGCCACCCCTAAACATATAGATAATGCACAGAAATTCAATCTTCTTCAGCTTGCAGGAACTTGATACTATACTCCGTTTCGTAGTATTTTTTCTGTTCGTCGGTCAGCATTCTTGTTTTGCTGTCAAAGAACAGGGTAAGCAACTCTCCATAATCCTTGTCATAAAAGTAGTTGTACTTTCGGCAAAGATAATTTCTGGCATTCATACACTTGCCGGAAACTGTCTTAAACTTACGCTTTGTCTTCTGTGGCAAACCGCTGGCAGCTCTCAGCTTCTCAACGGCAAGAACCCTTCTCAGTGTTTCCTGTCTCTTTCTATTAGCCTCATCGGTACGTGTACGAGCAGCACTCTCCTTCTGTATTCGTTTTGTAGTCTCATCTGTATGCTTGACCCCAAGCCTCCTTGCCAGGTTGTTGACCGATGCCTTTGTTATACCGAGAATCTTCCCTACCTCTGTGGCAGAAAGATCTGGATAGAGATTACGAATAGCCTGATTCCTCACATCCTTCGCTTCCTTCTTCCTTTTGATAAAGGAATCCCCGTGTACCTTATGCAGCCACCAGTAGATGGTCTGTACGGTGCATCCGAATGACTTTGCCAATTTGCTTGGCGACTCACACGGATGCTCCCTTATGTAATTTTTCTGTTCGTCTGTAAGTACGTTCATAGGCTATCGATTATCACCACTTCCATGTAATTTCCCCCTCAACTGGCGAGAATGGAGTTTTTCGTAATTCATCTTTCCAATATCGCTAAGTTTGAAGCCTATATCGTGAGAAAGAGTTGCGCAGTACCACAATACATCACCAATCTCTTTGGCGATTTCCAACTTCTTTTCATCTGTAAAAACAGAATCGTTGTCACGCAACACTTTCTTAACCTTATCGGAAACTTCGCCTGCCTCACCAGTTAATCCTAATGTAGGATAAATGATAGGGCTAGGATAAATAGCAGTCTCTAGAGCTAACTGCTGATACTCGTCTAATGTTAAATTGTTATTTTCCATTTAAATATTTAAAGTTTAAAATTCATGTTTCTGGCAAACCTTATCACAAGATGTTTCGCAATCTTTTTTGTAGCACCATCCATTGCCTAAGATGTCTTCGCGTCCCATCCAAAGACAGTTACCACAACATTTTTCTTCTTTTTCCATATTACTGATGTTTTATCACTTCCAAATACTTCAACTTTGCGAATCGGTATGAGTGATATATGTCACAAAGATTTTTCACTTTTGAAGTGAAGCACAGAATGCAGCCTGTATAATCATCAAATCCTAAGATAATATACTTTTCCTCTACATAACCTGCTACGTATGCGCCAATATCCTTACCTTTATAAAGAACTCGCTCACCCATATGAGCATTGAAAAATTCCTCGTTTGTCATACGCTACTTGAATTTAATGATAAAAAACTCAGTACCAAGCCACTTGTCGGGACATAGACCTTTTTTAGGCTTGCCGATTGTGATACTCTCAATCTCCTTTTCGATACGTGGACTATCCTTGCGGTAGCCGTTGATAAAGAGGACGTGGGTGTAAGGTTTGAAATAAGATTCGCCGCTAACCCACATGCCTTGGTTATGACCTTCAATTAGGCGATGCGCCCAATACGGCTTAATCTCCCGATACTCCTCAGTCTTCTCGCCTGATACGATTTTATCGAACCATTGCTTACTGACGGTGAGGGTCAATATTTTCTTCTTCATCCTTACACCTCCTCCCAGTCTGTTGCGAGAATAGTCTCAGGAAGCAACCATAAGACTGGTGTTGCTCTTCCTATGCTATTATACATTAATGCCTCTGAACCAAGATAGTTCTTATCAATGTATGCGTATGTGCCGTCCGCAAAAATCTTACGTCTCACTTTCTTTCCTTCCTTCATTCTTCTCAGAGCATCCGAGAAATCAAATATTTCCTTCTTCATAGCTACTTCTTTTTATGACAAGGGCAGCTCTCAGCGTGAATAACACAAACTCCGTGTTTCGTGTCCACAACCAGATAATCGTGTCCTTCCTCTGTGAATACTGATGTACCAATCTTCTTTGCAGGTTCATTGCTATTAGCCAAAGAGCGAATGCCCTCAAAAATCAATGCTCCTACGAGCAAGCACAAGACGAACCAAACGGCTGACTTGGCTAAGTCTAAAATCTTTTTCTTCATACGCTATTTCTTTTTATCGAATTTGTTGCCGACAACATAAACTTCAAATAAATTAACAAACGGCTCGTAATTGTCAACTTTATCTAAACTCTTGAAGGCAAACGTTCCTTCTTCTTCAATATAAACTACCTCATATAGATTGTCTATACACAAACGGTCATAATTGTCATGCACTATATCACTTTCCCAAATCTCTTTGCCCTCACAATCTCTCATCCCTGTGAACTGACAGACGGTGGAAGGGTCAACCTGATGTGCATCATTTCTATTAAGCATTGATTCACTCTGCCTATCTTCAATGATGTAGGCATTACTACATTCGGCATAAAAGTAACCTTCAACCCACTTGCCATTGTCAAGACGTTTTGCCTTGAACTTGATATTTTCTATTTTCATACACTATTTATTTTTAAGTTCTGTTGAATACTTATTAAGCTTTTTCCTAATAGATTATTTACACTTCCATTAGATGCATAATAATATCTCCAAAAATATCCTCCTGTGCTTTTTCTTTTACCAATACAACATTGAGAAACGTGTGTTCCGTGTTTCTGCCCAATAAAAATAGCAGCATCTTTTGCTGTTTTAAACACATTCACTATAACACCAAGTCTGTTTATCATCAATATAAACTTTGATATAGCCTTATCAAAGTTTTCTTTTGCAAATTTGTCACTCTTCCATTTGAAGATAAAGCCATAACATGTTTTTAATTGACCATTACAGCACTCTGCTATATGATTATACACGGTACTTATGCCTATAGCTCTTGCAGCACTATTTGCTGATTCAAACTCATTCAGCACATTCATGTTTAAATCATATTGGACAACTGGCTTCACGCGATTCTTTATAGCATTGCTATATATTTTATCGTAGCTATAGTTGCAATTGTATTTTTGTGTACACCATTCCAGATTATCGACACAGTTATTGGTCTTAACTTCATCCTTATGGTTTATTACAGGAAAGTTATACGGATTGGGAATGAACGCCAAAGCTACCATGCGATGAATTCTTGTATGGTGGAGTTTTCCATTAATCCTTACATCAATATAACAATATCCATTCGGTAAGAGATACTGTTTGTGTAATCTATATTCACCTTTTTTATTCACTTTAACTCTCCCTAAATTAGATACCATAACACTATAATGACCAGGAACTATTCTCCAAATCTCACCATCTAAATCGTTTTCATCGAGTATCTTATATATTTCCATATATTTTCAGTTTAAGTTTCTTCTTTTACGCCGAATGGAGTCCCATCGGCAAATATGTTGTCTTGATAACTATTTTTTGAAGCCAGCAGGATGGAGCTATTATCCTTATCTGCCAAGCCCACATAGTAGTCATCAACATAAACGATATTGAAATAACCTTCTTTGCATTTTATCCACCCGAACGGCTGATGTTTTTGCATCTCAGCCCAGCACTCTTCTGCGTCCTTGAAAGGTCGATACTTGGTTTCTGGCTTGATTCGGTATAACTCTGGGTTTTCCAAAAATTCACGGATTCCAATTTCATCTACATCTTTCCACTCATCAAACAGGAACTGAATCTGTTTTCCTTCACAAAATGCCTTAATAATAGGCAGCAGCTCTGCTGCTTCTTTTCTATTCATACTCAATCCTCCAATTTTATATTATGTTCATCTGCGAAACCATCTTCTGCCTCTTCGCAAAACTGACCTTCGCAAAGTGATTCTGGGTATGCTCTGCTAGTATAATACTCTCGGCAGCATAACTCACAGATTTCTTTTTCGTATTTGTATTTTAACTCTTCTCTAGTCATTACTCGTTCTCCTTTCTAACCAAATAGTCATACATAGGCTTGCGATTACTAAGATATTTCTTACGTATCTTTTCTGCCTCCTCCTCTGTGTCGCAAGTTGCAACAACTCCATCTGGATATGTGTCCCAATATCTAACTACTTTAAATTTTGTCATAATCTCAATCCTCCAACTCTTTAAGTGCCTTTTTAATCTGCCCGATAACATTTTGCATATCTGGGTTATCCTTATTATTTTCGATTATACCATTGAGGTACATTTTTGCATGTAATATTCTCATTGTTTACTTTTCTTTTTACCCTCTCCCTGTTGCCAAGGAGAGGGTGGTTAGTTACTTGTTTGGAATGCAACGATTCTCAAATTTCTTGTAAGCATCGAGATAGAACTCATTCTTGACTTTGTTGTATGTCACCTCGTAGTACATACCATCTGGAAGCGTTGTTGATAACAACCACTTCGCATTACCAAGAATGTAGCACTGCCATACTACAAACACCTCAAACTCTTGTTTTGGGTCACTCTTATCCAAGTGCTCCTCAACATACTTACGCACAAATTCACTTACTTTTTTATTCATATTACTTATATTTAATCCCATAAGGGTGGTTAGTTACTAAAGCTCATCAAACTCTTTCTGAAATCTCAGTTTTGTTTCATTCAGAAACTGCTTGAATTTTGTTTTAAACTCTTCATCACACTCTGAAAGCCCACAAATAGCATCAGCAAGCCTGCCACTGTTTGATTTTGGAGACATATTTAAGAGTTCATCTACTTTAGGAATCAAACTCTTGGCTAAGATATTTGCTCTTTCTAATTTGTCTATATTCATTTTACTATCTATTTATATCCTTTACAGGATGGTTAATCATAAAGTATAACACAATCTTTTATGCCCGAAGGCGTTAAACATTAAGTTGCGCTCTTATCAGCTTCACTCTTAAAGTTTCTTTTATCTCTTTGGCTTCACTCCAAGGTGTACATGTTCTACTATAAACGTTATAGCCACATTCATCAATACAATGTAAGCCTGTTATGAGTAATTCCAATTCTTTGTCTGATAATATAACGTTCTTATTCATACTTCTATCTATTTATGCCTGAAGGCGGTTAAACACACCATCTGCAACGACCTACAAGTAATTCTCTTTCAAGTTTATTGCAGATAACACAATACTCTTCTTCTGTTATATTATACTTGTCTAACACTTCCTTTGTTGGATACTTTGGGGCAAAGTGCATATCAAAACAAGTATGACGTTTTTCGCTTTCATAATGGACATCAAATGTATCACCAAAATCATTTTGTTCAGCATCCTTTCCATTGATAGTGAACACCTCCAATCGGCAAGGTAATGAATCCATCGGTTTGATAACTAGCTCCATACCTACACCTCCATTTCGTGATTAATACCAAGACCAAAGAAAAGGTGCTGGAGTTCATGAATATAATGAATCTCAAATTTTAATGGCTCTCCACGCATATCTATAACCCAACCATCCTTCTTATTTTGATAATAAATCTGAAAACAGGTATAGTTATCTTCATCATCTTCATCACCTCCCATAAATGCTTCTGATAAAGAAAAATCACTTCCGTCTTTTCCTTCTTTATCCCAACCATTTTTCTCTAATATGGCAGGAGTAATATTCACTGGCTTTATATCATCAACACCAACAAAGCAGTACACCAATCCTTCTTTATGGCAAGACAAGTCAAAGTGACTTCTGTCTCTAGGCTCTTTGACAACCATGATTTTGTTGTCATACTCAACGACATCACCAATAATATATTTCTGTTCCATACGCTTTACTTTTTATTATTCATCATATAAGCCATATCGTACACTTTGTGACACATTTTGCAAACATCTTCAAGACTTCTTGTATCCCAATTATAGTACATTCTTCCGTGGTCTTCGGTTATTACTACAACCTGTCTGTCACGGAGGATTCGCCATATCATTCTCAACTTATGTTTCATACGCTTTACTTTTTACGATGATTATACTTTTTGATAGCATCCTTCTTAGAAGCTGCCATAATCTTAACACCCTTGATGGTGAACTCATGCTGCGCCTTTGGCTGACATTTCTGTTTATCAGAAGGAATGTTGCCACTTGGTGCGTCAAGTCTGGGACTTGAATACCCGAAAATATCATCTTGTGCGTAAGCTGCCGTAGCAGCCATCATCAACGCCATTCTCATTAAATTTCTACTCATAGCTACTCCTTTACTTCTTTAAAGATTACATTCTTGTGGTCTGAACGTTGTTTACTTGCGCATGGATATTTTCTCCAAACTTCACAAGCCCCCTTACTTTCAAAGAAGCAACCCGCACAAGTTACAGTCTCAGTTACAACGATATCCAAGACTACTCTTTCTCCAACTTTAAGCTCTTTCATTGCTTCCTCCTTTCTTTTTAGGAACGTACTCATCTAACTCATCGTCAAACTCATAGCAGTCTGGGCAGTAGTGCTTATCACCAATCTCTGCCCATTCGCTTTCCATTGCTTGCTCTTTTGCAGTTCCTTCGTCCAACCAAGCCACAATGCCATTAAACTCATCAATGAATGTTTTTCCACATCTGTCACATACGACAGAGTACATAGTAACTGGCTTAATCATGCTCACCTCCTTCCTTTGGAAGTAAATCATCAATATAAAGCCACTCTTCTATAGGCGCTCTCTCAACAAATCCTTTCCAAGATTTAAACTCCTTTACTTGTGCTAATGAATAATAATTACCTACCCTATAGTGTAGCAATATCCATTCATCATATCCTTCTGGCTCTTCGTCTGTTTGATGCCATAAGTCCTTCAAGAACTCTTCTTGCATCCACTTAGCACCTAGTCCAATAGCTTCTTTGATGTCCCCATCATAGAACATTTCTTCCTTTTCATCATTGTTGAAGACTATCTCTTCGCCATTTAACAGAAATCTATCTTCATAGATTTCTTCCTTGGCTTCTTCTATTTTCTTTTCGTCTATCATAATCACTTTACTCTTTTGAATTGAACATTCTTTCCGTCTTTTCTAGTGCTTGCGCTACAGTCAAAATCTCCGCAAACATTCTCATAGATATTGTTACATATCTCATCGAAAAAACAGCCATTACATTGTTCTTTCTCTGTCTCAACCACTTTTAAGATGATTTCTGACCCAATAGGTAAATCTTCCATAGTTACACCTCCTCGTTGTATTTGTAAACAAGCCAGACAACCAACTTGATAAGCTCATTGTTTGTTATGACTCTAGTGTCTGTATTACCGAGTCTCAGCTCATTAATGATACGTTCTGTAACCTTCTTGATGTGCCCCATTTTAGATAGAGGGAAACGCTCGATGTCGGAAGCTCTCGCGAAGGTAATCTGCACGAATAATGTTAACTGCTGAAGACTGTCGAGTAACTACCCATACACCCTCTTCTATAGAGTCGTACAAGAGCATATTCGTAGGTTCATACTTTCCGTTTATCTTTCGATAAAACGTCTTTGATATATCAAGGTCAGGAATCTTGTATTCCTGATAGCGACCTTTACTGTTCTTTGTGTACAGCGTTGGAATCTTTTTCATTTTTCTTACGTTTTAAGTTAGCTATTCTAGTTTCTCTAAGATACTCCTCAGATTTCTTCAACCCGAGTTTCTTAGCTTGCTTTGTAACCTCGTAAACGCTTCTGCCGAGGATCCTGGCAATCTGCTTGTTTGAAGTGTTCGGGTAAGCGACGGATAGAGCTCTCGTCTGAGTCTCATTCCAAAGAGTACCGGTATTATCCTGCTCATTCTCCAGGAACTCACCATCAGCATTAAGGTTGAATCCGTTGAGGATACAGGCATTCGCCAGGGCTTTCTCGGCACGTTTCCAGTCGAGCACCTTCTGTCCGATAATCTCGAAGCCGAGGTTGAACTTGTCCGGGCATTCAGAGAACACCTCATCATCGACCTTGACCGGGTAGAGAATCTCCATAGCATTGCGCATGCGAGCATAAACTCCCCGAATAGGGTTTGTAAAGCGTTCTGCGATGTTGACGGCGTGAATACCGTTATACTTATCCATCATCTCTGCGAAACGTTCTACCGAGCTTACAAGCATACTGCTCATCAGTTCAGACATCAGGAGCATCGTGTACATCTTGTGCTCTTTGATGTGATGCTTGAGGAACTGGTTATCGATGGCATAGAAGCATTTCTGGACATCAAGCTTCAAGTCATCCTCGATATTGTCCGTCATATCCATCCAGAGTTGGGACATACCGCATTCCTTCATATAGTGCATGAAGGCATCGATGAGTTCGTCAGAGCACTCCTTTGCTTCCGTGATTCTCTTCTTAGCCTCGAAGCGGAAGATTTTCTTGTTCTCCTTGATGAGGTTGTATGTGTCTGTAATCTGGGTCTGAACGATTGGGGCAAAACCACCGACCATAGAATAGAAGAGCATATAGAAGCGATTCACCTGCTCTTCGGTAGGTACTTTGACCGGAATTCTAGCTAACACCGGTCTAGAGAAATTCGGGTTCCATCCTGTCTGCATGCTACACCTCCCTCTCTACTGCCAATGCGCAACTGATACAGAAGACCATCAGAAGCGAAAGGAAAACGTGTTCAACCATGAAGCAGATGAATCCGTGACCTGCGATGAAAGCTGCAATAACGAGCAGGATCATTACTATTGTATGTTTGTATCTCTTCATATTTACTTTGATTTAATGTTTCCGTATGCAGCCATATAGCTATCAAGCTGCTGTGTTGCGTGTACTAGCTTCTGATTGTAGCTATCTCGTTCCGCTCTAGCCTTAGAGATAAAGATGAAGCTAACGATAAATGAGATTACTACAGTTATCACGATGAACAACCAAGGCAGCTTGTGAACTGCCTTATTGATTGCTCTTCCTAGGTTTCTCACAATAACCCAGGAGTAGATCCAGATGAACACTACCGCTTGCTTTGTGGTAGCGTTCTCGATACGTTCTTTCTGTGTCATAATTCTAAATTTACTTGGTTCGGTTGCACCAGTTATCGGTAGATTTCCAATAACCAGCCATCCATATTTCTTTCTTTGTCGCATCAGAATGCTCACTGAGCCATTCTTCTGCCATTTTACTTACGTCTGCCATTTTGGTCTCGTTTTGATTCTCTTTCAAGCTTCTTGTTCAAAACTTCAAGAGGAGATTTCTTAATATCCTTGCCTTTCATTTTGCAGTATTCTTCGTAAGAAACCGCATTCTTCACTGACTCCTCGTACTCTTTCTTCTGCTTTTCCATCAGTTTCTGATTACTAATCTCGGCTCGTTTCTCGTATAGCTTACTCATATACTTTTCGAGCGAAATAAACAGCTTCTGAGGATTTACAGTCTTTCCGACATACAGCTCTTCATAATCACCAATCGAGAACTCGTAGAAGAATCTGGTAAGCTCGCTAGGAGTGAGATGGTAATACTCCTGCCTGATGCGTTGAGCGATTGCCTTAAACTGGTAAGGAGTAGTTGCGTCGATAGCTCCAATAACCATGAACAGGTCGATAAGCATCATCTTAATCCAGAACTCGCTTGCGCCATCTTTGAAGTACTTATCAATCTCAACAAAGGACATGCCGCCTCTAGCGACAGAATCATATACAGAAGTAATGGTGCCTGTTCGATTTTGCAGAGTAGGATACTTATCAAGGAATAGCGCATATTGTTCACCATATCTTGCTACCGCCTGACTACATTCAGTCGGCAAGGATTGAACTAATTTTGTTGAAAGTTCGTTGCTGTTGTTCATAACTGTTTATGCTATTATTTTTAGGAGCGTACAACCCGGAATAATTGTTTCCCATAGAATGCTCAACGATAACCTTTGCGTATTCGGGATTTCCGTCCGACATCTTTAAAAGCTTCTTTTTAAGAGCCGCAAGACCACGAGGTTGATACTTCTGACGTTTCTCTTTCTTGTATGCAAGCCACATATCAAGAGCTTCTTGGCAAGGATAATATTCTTCTTGTTTTTTCTCTGAAGTAATCTCGAAATCCGACAAATCGTTTCCTAACGAGAATGCAGCACCCATAAGAAATATTCTCTGTTTCTCTGCGTCATTAGGGAACAATTCGCTAGACTTCTGACGTATGTTAGTTGGTAACATCATAAGCTATTGTATGTAATTTTGTTGTCTTTCTATATCATGTTGAATATGAAGTAGTGCGATATATTCATCAGAATCAGGAAAATCAAATCCAGCTTCTTCTTTTGCCCACACTTTGAAATCAGAAATTGATTTGCTCATTTCGTCTTTAGTGAGGTCGGCAGAAGAACGAAGATACTTATAGCATTCTCCTGTAAATTTATCAATCCCTTCTCTGAGGAATATATCTTTGTTCACTACCAGCTTATAGAAATGCGTCTTAACTTCGTCTAGAGTATAGCCGTATTGGAGTCCGAATGCAGATAGAAGCAAATGGAGATAGGCATTCTGATTCAAAGAACGCCCACGTTTCTCTTTCAGCTCTACCATCGCACCTTTTTTCTCCAATTCGACTACTTTTGCCCTAAACGTTTCCAGTTCAAACGCATTTTTCAGGTTGAACCACATAAGCGTTGAATGCTCGTTTGATTAATTCTACGCTAGAAGGGAAGGTCATCAGAGTTCCCTCGTTGCTGTGCTTGCTGTGCAGACTGCTGTTCAGGTGGAAACAGATTTTGCGAATTACCTGGAGGTGTACCACCGCCAAGCATTGCATTGCCGCCTGCCTGTGGTGGAACATATCCGCCTGCCGGAGCATTGGCGTTCTGTTGAGGGTTAAGAGGAGGATTCTGTGCAATCGGCATGAGCTTCTCAACTTTCCATGCGTTGACAGAATTAAAAAAGCGTCCCTGGTATTCGTGTGCAGAGATATCGAAACTAACTTTTACGGCCTCTCCAATCTGGAGAGCAAAGCTATTGATTTTATCCTCTCCGAAGACCTGGAAGCAAACCATTTTTGGATATTGTTCCTCGGTAGTAATCACAAATTCCTGTGACTTCCATTCTCCTCTTGCAGATACGCCAGAGCGCATCGGTAAGATGTTTGTTACTTTTCCTTGAATTTCCATTATTTTTTATTTAAAGAATTTTGTAAAACCAAATCGGCCAGCTCGTCAAAATAAGCTGCATCCTTGATAGCGGAGTCCTGTTCGCCCGTAACCTTTGATGCTATTGAGCCTTTCTGCATAATCAAGCTATAAAGATAGCCGTCGATGGTATTTGCACCCATGAGAATCCACGATGTAACCGCATTCTTCTGACCGTTACGATAGGCACGGCATTCACACTGCGACAAGTCTGCCATCGTCCATGGGAGCTCGACGAACACCACATTGGAAGAAGCCGTAAGCGTAAGGCCTACGCCGGCTGCCTTGATGGAGCAGATGATGATTCTCTTTTTCCTAGCCTGAAAAGAATCAATAGCCCACTGCTTCTGCTGCTGGCTATCGGAACCGGTTACGGTGCAAACCTCATCCGGGAACTCTTTCTTGATTGCACTAACGACATCACGATGCTCGGCAAATACGATTATCTGCTCTTCGGTATCATGAAGGAACTCTATAGTCGCCTTCATCTTCCCTCGCCCAGATATAGAGCGAAGGTTCATAAATCTGACAAGAGCCTTCATTCGTAGCTTTTTTCTAGCTTCATCATCGGAACAATTCTTATATTCAAGAAGGTATGCAAGCAGGTCTTTCTGACAGGTATCGTACTCTTCCTGCGTTTCCGGGTCGAGGGCAACACTGATTGTCGTTCTGGTCAGATCCGGCAAATCCTTGAGAACATCTTTCTTTTCTCTGCGGAAGTAGCACGTTTCGTGTATCTTCCGGTTAAGCTCTTCAAGATTCTCGTTCTCACCGTACCTGTTACAGAACTCGCCAAACCCTCCGAACTCGTCGTTCAGACGGCCGAGGATAGCAAGCTGACAGGCCAGGTCTGTTGCGTGATTGACAACGGGCGTACCTGTAAGCTCATAGATATACTCCTTACCCTGGCACAGTCCCATGATAATTTTAGACTGCCTTGTTGATGGATCCTTGACTCTTGCAGACTCGTCGATAATCACAGACTTGATAATCTTCAGTTCATCACGAAACAGGAAGTTTTTCAGCCGTAACGGTTTCTGTCCAAGGCTTACGACGAAGTATTTTGCGAGCGACTCGTAATTACATATCACTACATCATACAGGTTCATCTTAGTGAGATGATATCCGTATGTCGCATTGACGGAATCGGTAAGAATGAGAGGCCGGAGGTTCGTAAACTTCTTTATCTCTCGTTCCCAATTAACCTTAAGTGCAGCAGGGCAAATAACAAGGCAGGGGGTTGCCTTTGCACGTTCAATGGCGACGATAGACTGGACCGTCTTACCGGTTCCCATGTCATCACCATTGATACATCGCTTCATGGCAAGCTCCATGCGCACACCTTCTTCTTGATAATCGTATAATTTCGGTTTATCTGACATAATAATAAATTATAATAAACACCACATGCGGAAAGCCCATTCAAGAGCCTTCTCCCTACCACGCAAATACAGCTCGTCACCACGTTCAATCTTCTTGTAGAATACTTTTTTCTTGGTCTTGGAGACCGCAAAGATAAAGTCTTGATTCCCGTATCTGGGGTCGATGCTATGCGTAAGGTCCATGTACCACGCTCGGCTTCTATCCCAATCAACGAAATCGATCTGAGCCTCAAATTGCTCCTGTGACGTAGCTGCGGTGGTCTTCAAATCACCGCCGAACTCGCCGAGCCACCAGTCGAACTTGCAGCGTACCGGAAGTTCGAACTCGAAGCCCTGGTATTCCATCTTCATATGCGGATTGATGAATGTTTTCTGACCGACCGCATTCTTCAGGACGAAATCAAGGAACCTATCCTTCGTTGCCTGTTTCTTCAGAACAGCAAGCCGGTCTAGACCCCATTTCCAATCCTTCTCCGTATATTTCTCGTCATCAACCGTCATGGCGTAATGATTACACTTTTCCGGTTCGGTAACGAGAGCGTCAACGAGAGTTCCGAGATGGAAAGCCTTTCTCTTGTCCTCTTCCTTTACGAAGTTGAGCTGCGGGTTCAGGGCAAACTTCAACGCAGTGAGGTCCGAATTGGAGACCTCACCACGAGAATAATAAGGGTCAAACGGTTGTTCCGCCATATTACTTAGCCGTTACCTCATCCTCATATTTAATATAAGGAGAAACGATATACTCTTCTTCGCTGTTTGCGTGTTTCTCACACGCCTTGCGCATGAACTCCAATCTGGAAGCAAGCTTGTCTGGAGACATCTTTGAGCCTTCAATCGTCCACCACTGCTGGATGATGTCGAGCCAGGCATTCTTATCGGTAACCACAAGACGTTTTGTTACCTTGATTTTCTGCTTACCGGTTTCTCCAACGGAAGTCTGGGCGAAGAGCGACTGAGCCTGTGCAGTAGCGTGCTGGGCTGCATTCTCTGCATCACGTTTCTCCTGCTCAGCAGCAAGCTTTCTCTGCTGCTCTTCCTTGGCGGCTTCATCAGCCTTACGGATAGCCTCTTCCTTGGCCTTGCGTTCAGCCTCAGCAGCGGCAGCTTCCGCCTCTTTACGCTTACGCTCTTCCTCGGCAGCTTTCAGCTCTGCTTCCTTGGCCTTGCGTTCAGCCTCAGCAGCTTTCAGCTCTGCCTCCTTGCGCTTACGCTCTTCCTCATCCTTGACACGCTGAATCTCCTCCTGCTTCTTGCGTTCTTCCTCGGCAGCCTTTCGGGCTTCTTCTTCCTTGCGTTTACGCTCTTCCTCAGCCTTACGTGCTTCTTCTTCCTTGCGTTTACGCTCTTCTTCAGCCTTCTTGATTTCAAGAAGTTCAGCAATCTTAGAATCAAACTTCATAAGAAGCTCATCACGCGTAGCATTTACGGTCTGCTTATAAGATGCAAGAAGAGAAGCGGAAACCTCCTTGTAGGCTCCATTCATAATCTCCTTGGCATCATTCTCATCAATTTCGGAAGAGTATGAAGGCTTGTTATTAACGAAAAGATGTCCGAGGTCAAGAACATCAGAACACTCTGTAATACGTTTCTTAACTTCATTCTTGTTATCAAGGGTGAGAAGAGAGAACGTATTATTAAGTGAGTTGATAGCAGCAGAAGAATGCTCTGTAAGGAGATTGTTCAAGATATCAATCGTATCAGTCTTCAACTTAATCTTGGCCTCCTTGATGCGCTCCTGGCGCAGACGTTCCAGCTCAGCCTTACGCTGCTGTTCAAGCTTGTATGCCGCATACTCGTTGCGCTTCTCCTGAATCTTATAGACAACGGAGTCCGTATTCTTGACCGAGATAAGGTTCTCCATCATGGTGAAACCCTTACGGACAATATCGAACACTTGGGTAACACCCTTACGTTTCTCCGTCATTGCTTTCTCTGTCAGTTTAGCTTTCTTGATAAACTCAGCGGCTCTCTCGTCAAGAGCATCGTTCATTCCGGAAACGCCAATATCAAACAACAGAGACTCACCTGCATTCACGCATGCCTCATAAGATTTCCTGTTGGCTTGCACCGCATTTTCCGTATCAGATTTTAGCGTTGCAATCTGTCTTGTAATATTGTTGGCTTGTTGTTGTACCAACTGCAATTCTGTATTTTCTGCCATATATAACAATTTTAAAATGGTGAATCACTGTCAACCTTTACCTTGACGCCTTTGTCTTCCGGTGCGGTATCTCCGGCGCCAAAGGCTTCCTGAGTCGGTTTCTGCTGAGTCTGCATGTCGATATCGGCCTGCAAAAGAGCGCCCAGACCAACCTTCAGTTTAGGATAGCCCTTGAACGCATGCTTGCATGTCTTCGAGATAAGGAAGCCAGTGTCGATATCTCTGAAATACGTTCTACCATCGTTTCCGACATAGTTTCCGCCGTAAAGAGCGTTGGCTTTGTGGTCTTTACCTCCGAACTTCTCCGAATACGTACGGAGACGGTCGATACCTTCGCGGTCAAGAACAAAGTAATCGTAGGCATTGTTCGGAAGAATAATCTTCACGTAACAAGCAACGATGTATGAATTTTCAGGTCGAGGATAAGTCTTTGCGTAATCAACGTACTTATGACCGTCTCGTTCACCGAAACGAAAATCGTCACAATTGTAAACTACGACAGGATTGTCACAACGAACAATCTGACCGGCTCGCTGGCGAAGAAGGATTTCTCCATATCCTGTATAGGTGATCTTGGCCGTATAATTCGTTTGTCGGGTATTCTTGTCGTAGTTGCTGTAGCCCATGAGGTAGCAGAGTGTCGTAGTTCCCTTTTCGAGAGACAATCCGTTAATTGCCAAGTTCATGAAGGCATCGTGAATATTCAATGACGGAGCCTTTTCAAGGTAACCCTTGAATGAGCCATTGAGAAGTTCTTCGTTGAAGAATGCCTTCTGCTCTTCAAAGAATACTTCTCCACCCTCTCCGAACTTCTGATTGTACACCTCGATGAATCTGTCTCTTGCCAAATCGCAAATCTGATTATGAGGCGTTTTGTTTAACTGCTCTATATCCATTTGTATAGAATTTAAAATTAATGTACTCTGTTAATGTAACTAAAGTAAGTTTCCACGTTAATCTTTTCACCTTTAGAGTTAACTCTTTCGTAACAACGTGGAATCTTACCGAGCTTTCTTCCCTCGCCTTCCATATAGTCGAGATAGATAGCTCTAGCCGCCAGGGCTCTAGCGTGATTTGTGTCGAGGTCCATCAGACAGGCGTGAACCTCTCTCAGATGAACCACGGCAGCAGCTTCGCCAGGCGGCATAGATGCGATGATTTCGTTAATTCTACTCATTCTGATTCTCTTTGTTTTCCGGAGAGGAAGCATGATGTTCGAATACATCGAAGACCTTAGTTTCGTTAAGACCTACGATGTCGTAATCCAACATTGATTTTCCCATCACCTCATCAACGTATCGAAGAGCACGAGCCAACGACTTAGCCTGAACCAAGTAAGTTACGTTAGAACGCTTCTCCTTATTACTCTTCTCGTAAATAGTGATAAACTGGAGTTTTGCCTTGTACCACTTATCATCATCATCCAAGTCAGAGAAGAAAATCTCACCATAGTTGGTTTTCTTTGCGCTTGTAACGGCAGAATCGCCACTAATATAGCAACTCATTTCATCAATTACAGATGTTTCTGCCTCGGTGCAAGAATATGCATCAACAACATAAAGTTCATTGACTACTTTCTCCGAGCCATCCTCCATACATTTCTGATACTTAATCTTGGTTTCAAACCAAGATGCTGAACGACTTCTCATTACTCGCCCTCCTCTATTATTTTCAACAACATACGGAGACCTTCAACGCCGGGCATTTCTCCGCTTTTTACTTTCTCCTTGAGTTCATCGAGCTTCTTGATCTTGTCGAGGTAAGCGTTCTTCTGCGCTTTGAGTCGCTTTGTGATACCCAGCTCCGGGTTGTCACTGAGGATGATATCCAATGCGACGTTGGCGAAGAGTTCAGTATTCTTCTCCTTCTTGCGTTCATCATCAAACTCGTCTACATCACGAGTAAACTGATTAGTTCCATCGATAACTCTCTTAAGCTCAATGTAATCAGAAGGCTTCGTCGAGATGCCGAATGCACTGTCAACAAGAGCCTGCTTGTCAATTACTACACTGACGATAATTTTGTCTTTGTCCATAATTTAAAATATTTAGAATAAACTACTAGTCTTCCTTATCCAACCCTAGTGCATGTGCAACCATTCCTACGACGGCGAACATCAGCACTGTGAATATCAGGCATTTTACTAATACTATCATAATTAAGTCTCCTTAAAGTCTAATGGCAAGATGGCGGAAGAGATTCTAATCTCCACCGCCATCTTGCCAAAAGCAACAAAAATAAACTATATAACAATAAAACACTTATACCTTATTTTATAATGGTGCAGTCAGACGGTGGATAATCAACAATCTTCCACTCATTCATCTTTATCTTGATAGCCTTGCGGAATATCACGACAGACTCGCCGTTGTGACGTTTCCTGTTGTGAGCGATAAGCCTTGCCACAACAGCCTTTGTAGTTATCGAGAACTCTCTGAGCTTAGAGGTGTAGAGGCTCTTGACATCGCATATCACAACCTTGTCTCCTTCCCTGTAAACGAAGTCGGCAGTATAGTTATGCCCGTAAAGCAGTGACCTTCTCTCATACTTGACCTTAGTCTTGAGCTGCTTTGGTTTCAGCATCCATACCGGGTTGATGGCCGTGATGGTTACCTGTCTGTGTATGCAGCTTATGCCAGGATCATCGAGGATGGTCTGCATGTACAAGTACTCTTCTCTGGAATCGTATTCGTTCCCATCGGGAGCGTAATACTTCTTCGACCCTACTCGTCCCATGCTGCTCCTGCCTCCTTTCCGGGATTCTTCAGCAGCTTCTGGAACGCCTCGGCTCCAAACCTCTGCCATTTGCCACTATTGAACTGCACAAGGTATTCTCCCTTTCGTAGTTCTGGTTTTCCGTCCGTGTAGCCAGGAAGCAGCTTAACAACGATATTGCCATCATGCCACTGCTCGACACGTTCGACGCATTCCTGCTTAAGGAGCTCGTTAACCGTCTCCTTTCGTACTCTTATAGTCTTTTTCACTTTCATCTACAGAAAGCCTCTCCGGTTAGCCCACCACGCAAGGCAGGAGAGGTGATGCACGTGGTGATACAATATGAATACATTACTAAATAGCCCACGTCAAGAATCGGGAGGAGGTTGGCTTAACAACCTCGCTCCCTTTCTAACCAATAAAAAATTTAAAAAACGTTTGGTAAACACATTGAGCTACATGCAGGACTCGAACCTGCGACCCCTTGGGTACAAATCAAGTGCTCTGACCAACTGAGCTAATGTAGCGGATACCTCCTACTTTCACAAGCAAGAGGAAAATCTAAGAATGTTTTCATTTTCATCTAATCATCATAATGGAATACACTCTGAACGCTTTCAGAGGAACAATGATAAAATAAATACAAAAAAATTACCTACTTGTGAAGCCCAGGAGAGATTCAAACTCCCAACCTCGCGGATACCACGGCTCTATTCAGTTGAGCTACTGGGCTTTCCATTTCAACCAATTTAAAATTTTACGAAAAACGAAAAGAGCTTATAGGGGTGGAGGATGGACTCGCACCATCGACATCCTGCATTTATAACAGGCGCTCTAGCTACTGAGCTACTCCACTTGATTTAGAACGAATATAATCTATTACACGAAAGCTCTTTTAAAAGCAGCCTACCCTCACGGGCGAGCTGCCTACATGTATCAATCTTTTTCACCTTATTTTAATTTGAAGAAAACTGTTGTTGCAGGTGCAGAACTCGAATCTGCGACCTTTGGCTCATGAGGCCAACGAGCTAGCCAACTGCTCCAACCTGCGATATGACAGCCTATTCTCACGAACGAGCTGCGAAGGAAACAATTCATATAAGTTGAATATATAATATCAACAGAATGAAACAAACAATCATTTATTTGGAGACGATGAAGGACTCGAACCTCCATCTCACGACGATAAGAACGGTATCATCTAGTTGTCGCTGTGCTTCCATTTACACCAATCGCCTCAGCAAGAACCTCAAGTCTATGTATTCTACACCTTATATATAATATAAGAGGCTTGCCAACGCCAACCATTCTCGATGGTGGACTTGCATGGCCATAGGGTTCTTTGACTCTCCGGTGCCGGGGTTATAGGTCCAGACACCTTCGGCCAGAGATTTACATCTTCTTCTCATTGATCCTCCGCTTACCACGACAATTCTTCGTTCCGTGGCAGTTCGGCGGATGGGAAATTTATGAAAGAGTAAATCATGTCTAACTGGTCTTCCGTGCTACGTGCGTTCCTTCTGGGCATCTTCGCTATAGGTTCCCGACCTGAGATAATTAAATCCGCTCTACCCGTACTATCTTACACGTACACTAACGCTATAATGCGCTATATGTCCAATATGTCAAAGAACTACTTCTCCTATCCTTTTAGAACCTCTACTGATGCAAGATTGTAGCTGCACGGACTACATACTTTATTAGGTAAGGACTTACCTTTGCACCGTTCGAGATACATACGAAACGGATTTTGTAAGAGAGTGTGGACGAAAAGGGATTCGAACCCTTGACCCTCGGTTTAGGAAACCGATGCTCTATCCCACTGAGCTACTCATCCAAAATGGGGCGCAAACGAAATGGTTAAAGCCCGCCCCATCACTCATCGCTATGAGTCTATAAAAATATAAAACTATATTAAAGCTAACCTATCACCCTCACGGGCAACGTCATTAAACATAATGACTAAAGCTTATATTATAACTAACAACCTTATTCTTCTCTATCATCTTGCGGACATCAGCATACCTTATGTCCTTCGATGAGCTCATCTATATCTGACTTCTTAAAGAATGCGGTATTGCCTATCATATAATGATGGATCTGACCGCTCTTTCTTAAGTCGTGTATATAACCAGTGCTCATACCGATATACTCGGCGAACTCTTTTGTGGAGAGCCATATCTTTTCGACAGGCTCTACCGATACTTTCTTGCGAGGCATAGGCTTAATCTCATTTTAAAAAGTCTTGAACCGCTTGTGAGATTGCTTGCGAAGCATCTCTGCATGTATTGGCGCAGTTCTTGGCTCCATTTATATTCTTTCCTTCAATTTTCTTCTTTGCCAGATCCTCTGAAAGTTCAAGTATCGTAAGCTGAGTACTACTCATGTTGTCACGTATACTTTGCTTCTCCGTGATGTTCAGCGCCTCACGAAGAGCAGGAACGCTACGACCGAACAAACCTTCATAAGAAGCTCTGGTGCATCTAGAGAAATCCTTTCCTGTCTTACACCCGTGATGACTCAGCGTATGCGTAAGAGCGTTCCTGGTACTAATACCTTTGAATCGCTTATCAACCCATTCGTCTCCCTTTCCTTTTCTTTTATAAGCTGCACGAGCTTTATCAAGATACAGTTCTGGATTCTGTTGAGCTTTGATTTCTTGCAGGAAGACTTCGTTAATCTGAACAGCCAAGTCCTTATTGAGATACCGGGCATATTCAAGGAATACTCTCTGAGTTGCGTAAGTTCCGCCGCCCTTTCCTCGCTTAGATTTTATAATGTGAGATTTTCTCACATTTAAGCTTTTCGTTTCTGACTCAAAGTATCTTTCTGTTTCTGGCAAACGCTGCCAAAATCGTGGCTCCATACTTTTTGGAGAACCTAACATTCTCCATAAGTCATTCAGAGAATACATTTCACCATCCCTGCCAATTGCTTTCAGGGTTATGGCGTTGAACTTTATAATTTCCTCCATACTTCAATTTTTTAAAGTTTGTTACTCAACCGGAACAGCGGTAATAATCGCCGTATGGTTCTTGTAATCTGCCGATGTTGAGTATTTGAGCACACCCTTCGGCAAATCTTCATATTGAGCAAGCTGATAGGCGTATGTTACTGCCGACCTAACTGCCCTTGCGGACTCTAGCAGGAAGACTTCAAATTTTCCTGGTTTGATATCCAATATGTCCTGTTTTGTTATTCTTGCAACTTTTTTCATCTTGGTTACTTAAATAATCCGTTTGAAATTTGGAAGTATGCGAAAAAAGTCGTATATTTGCAGTGTCAATGTAAAGTACGTACTTTCGGTCGCACAAGCCTCCGTTTGTAACGGCTTAGTTAGTTACTTGACCGTCAACGAGTGCAAAGGTACATGATTTTCGTGTAATCATCAAGGATTTTACACGATTTTCTTGTACCATTAACCTTTATTATCACTTTAGACGGTTTTAGTTACATATATAAAACTAAAAATGTATGGCAGTAACAGAAAATCGTGTAGCAGGACTACAAGAAAGACTGAAGGAAGTAATGAAGTGCGAACAGCTTAACAAGCAGCAGTTCATGAAGGTGACCGATATAAGTAATATCGGCAGGAAGCTCGACGGCAAGGTTGCTATCACCAAGGTGGACATAAGCAAGATGAAGCGCTCATTGCTAGTTAACGACCAATGGCTCGAAACCGGCATCGGCCCGATGTACTTACCTGAAAAGCTAGATGAGAAGAAAAGAGAGCTAAACAGAATGTCCGGCAGCTATCCGCATCTACATATTGCTGACGACTTGATAAAAGAGGAAATAGAACGAGCAGCTCAGCATGCAAAAGACTGTTCGAGTCCATCAACGTCAGTAATAGCAAGCATGTTTGGCCACCATAACAACCAGAATATCGAAACTGGCACAGAACGGGCCAAAGAGCGAGAAGGAGAATCTCTTAATGATAAGAATGCCCAGCTCATTCAGATCATCAACGCCAAGGATGAGATTATCAAGGCAAAGGACAGCGAGATTCGTCTTCTCAGGAAGATTCTTGCAGATAACGGAATCGAGGTATAACATTATTATATATAAGGATTATGAAGAAGGTATTATTAGCAGCAATGATACTTCTTGCAGGAGCATCATTCACATCATGCAGCAGTAGCGATGATGACGACAATGAGAAACAGGAACAGAAGTTTGATGCCAGCAAGGTTATGAGCGGCAAGTGGAAACTGAGCAAGATTCAGGATTTCCCCATTCCGATAAACCACTACTCCATTCAGAAGGGAAATACAATTTCATTCTTGGATGGCGGCATCCTTCGCACAGAGGGAGACTTCTCGGTAGTAATCAATGGGGATGCGGCCATACCTATGACAATGCCGTTTGGTGGCTACAATACCTGGAAAGCTAATACCGCTTACAAGCAGGACGGAACCGTTGACACTGGCACTTCTGCGGTGTACTTCGATGGAAGCGAAATGTACGTAGCCTACTTTGTTTCAGCAACGGAAATTGACCTAGTAAAGTTTGCAACAGAAAAATTAGGCATGGTGTACGTACTCACAAAAGTGCAGTAAAATACGATTTTTGTGAGTAATATGTGAGTAAGTAACCGGCAATTACACCAAATACTATCAGTACTAGAGACTTACCGAGATACACGAGAGTCTTCCCAAGCCTGTGAGGCGGGTTCGACTCCCGTATCTCGCTCCATCCACAAGAAAAGACTCTCGTTTCTCGTTCCCCAGTCCTCGTACAAACTCCCTCATTTCATCCTATCCCGCCACCCTCTGAAAATTCTGCACTGGAAGCTTAAACCTTTACGCACGATTTTTCAGGTTTTTCGATATAAGATACCGATATTTTTTATACCTTTGCATCAGATTTCAGAAAGATAAGAATTTCTTTTCTAATAGGTACGGTTCCTTTTTAATTAGGTTCAAATTCTTTTTCAGAAAGATATAGGTATCGAGAAAGAAATAGATGATAGTCTATTATGGAACTAACGAATAAAACAAATAACAAACAATATAAACAGATCATGAAAGAGCTTTGGGCTACTGGCGACACCCAGAAGGTAGCAGAGGGCGTACTCGGCTTCGACTACATCTGGCAATACCAATTAAAAAGACAATATAAAATAGGTATTATTAGAAGGTAAAAAGATAACGTAAAGTCCGGTAAGGCAAGCGAAAGCTTGATTCTTACCGGACTATTTTTTATGAAATGGACTGACACTTGAGAAAAATTAAAGCCAATAGCTTAAGATAAATAAAGCCAATAGATGGCTGCAAGAACAGCAACGAGAATAACTCCCACCACCGTCTTGACCATACAGGTTGCAACCTTCTTCAGGATAAAGAAAACAACAACTAGCGCCACCAGGGCAAAAGCGTAATAAAGGAAATCACTATCCAT